AATAATTATGCTTGATAATAATAATGTACTGCTGAAAGTATTTAATTCAATTGTAGATGTATCAAAATATTATAAAGAAAATGGAATTACATTTCATCAATCTATATTTCGTCGGCATATAAACACAAATAAGGAATATAATATTCCTGGAGTTTTCTGGAGATCAGAAGAGACATCGTAAATATCTTTAGAAAAGATACATAGGATGTTTTTTGTAGTTATTTGCATGCGGTGTGATTCGAACACACGGTAGCTTTCGCTGATCGAGCTTGAGTCGATTCCCTTAGACCACTCGGGCACACATGCGATATATCATTATCATAAATTATCGCATATTTAATAATAAACTATTTTGACTCTACCGAGTGCCGCCCTCGGGTCTCAGGATTCAAAGTCCTGCGTCTTTTTCTGTTGGACCATAGAGTCACATGCAGCGCCCATGCGATTTGAACGCATATTCTCAGAGAGAAACAGATTTCAAGTCTGTCGCCTTAACCAGATTCGGCCAGAGCGCTTAATGTTACTTTTATAAGGAAGTAGCAAAACCTGAGTGCCCCGAGGCGGAATTGAACCACCGACCTTTCGCTTACAAAGCGAATGCTCTAACCAACTGAGCTATCGAGGCAAAAATGTTCCTTTTATACAGGAGAAACAAACCTTGGACAAACTACCGCACCACCCTCTTCATGACGGAGAAGAGGGAACCCGCTTGCGAGGTGGTCATCCTCGCCTATACATGTCTATTCACATGTCTTTATACCTCCACCAATTGGACCCTGCGGGTATCGCGCCCACGCCTTTCGAATGCAAATCGAATATGCTACTTTTAACACCAAAGGCCCACGCAAGGAAGCCCCCCAACACCTCCTAACCATATTTGTACCGCCATCTTTATATACTTTTATTTCATTTTTTTACCCTATAAAATTATTTAGGAGATCCAACACCTCCTAAATTTATATCGTAGATATTTTTATAGAAAATAAACGCATTAGTCGTACCTAAAGCCATTTCAATAAAATTGACTATACTATAGTATCATACTTTATTAAGAATGGGATATGTGTATCTTGTTAAAAATAAGATAAATGGAAAAATGTATGTTGGTCAGTCAAAATGTGATGACATAAATAAACGTTGGAAACAACACAAATTATGCTCCAAAAGATATATAGGGACTTATTTGCTTAATGCATATAAAAAACACGGTATTGAAAACTTTATATTTAAAATTATATGTATATGTTTTGATGAAGATTGTGATATTTACGAAAAAGAATACATTAAAAAATATAACACAATTGCACCAAACGGTTATAATCTAACTCCTGGGGGGCATTGCGGTATAACACATCCTGAATCTATTGAAAAAATGAGAGAAAGTGTTAAAAAAGTTGGACTGAAGAACGACGCAAAGAAATGAGTATTCGTGTTAGTGGAGAAAATGCACCAAATTATGGTAAAAAGGTAAGCGACGAACAAAAAGAAAAATTACGTAAAACATCAAAACAATATTGGGAAAATATGAGTACAGAAGAATACGAGCGCATTTGTAAAGAACGAAAAGAACGTTTTAAGAATGCATCAACATCGGATAAAATATTAAATTTTATAAACCTGGGTGGGGCTAAAAAATTAAGAAAACGTATTGGAAAATATGATAATAATGATACATTATTGGAATCATATAATAGTATATCAGATGCATCTAAACAAACAGGAATAAGTCTTAGCACAATTTCAAAAGTATGTTTAGGTAAAGAACATTATAAAACTGCAGGAGGTTTTGTCTGGAAATATATATGATCTTATCTTATTATTAATTTATTAATTTTTAGATGAATTAATAAATTATTTGGTCCTTCTGGGTTCTGCCCCCAGGACCTTCGCGTTACAACTAAGATTTCTCTTGTATCAGCACGACGCGCGTACTACTGCGCCAAAGGACCAGTTCCCAAAGCGGGACTCCAGGTTCTTTTCAAGGCTCAAGAACCAAACCTATATCTTGCGGGTCGGAATCGAACCAACGACTTCGGGAGATTTATAATTTAGAAGGTATCTTCTACAATCCCACATTTTTGGCATTCATAGTATAGTATGAATTCTACCAATTGAATTACCGCAAGTAACCCTAGGAAGTCCAGCGCCTCCTACAAGTGCATCGTAGTATGCCTTTAGGCGAAAAAAACGCAACACCTCACACAAACACATACCAGTTTCCACACTCCATCGTAATATCACGAATCGGCAGAATTCCTGCAAAGAGACTGATAAGTTCCTCCTTGTCAAAGACATGATAGTACCGTTGATAGACTGTACCATCGCCCTTGTGGTTCCACGGCACCAAATAATCCCCCCGCTGCCCAAGCGGCTGCCAAGACGGCTCCACAGAATCATGGGACCACACTGTAATCATTCCACCGCCCCTTCCATTGTACACGCGCGCAAACTCCCGCAAGAACTGTCTCCTCGCATCCTCAGTCGCGAGGTGATGAAAGACTGCAATGGAGAGCACAACATCCATTGAGGCTGTTGCATATGGAAGCGCAAGACCATTCGCGACGGTTAGATTAGCCGTTGGATGCTGTCGCTGAGCATATTGGAGAAGGGGTTCGCACGGGTCACATCCAAATACAACGCAATCCGAGCGCTCGCCGAGATTCTTACCATTTCCACACCCAATCTCTAGAATCGTAGAACCTTTGGGGACGCCAGCTAGGAATTTCCGCACGCCAGCCCACGGCTTGTATCGCGTCTCGTGGAAATGCCCCGCAATCGTATCATAGACGTCGTGTACATAGGTCTTCTCCATGTTGGCGTAGGAATACGTATATGTGGCTGTACATGTATACATATCCCTACACACTATCAATTTTTTTAAAAGAATAGGGTAGAATGCCTCCTCCTCTCGATTATACTATACGATATCAAATTCGTAGTGGGCGCGTAAATTTTGCAAACTATGTTCAGCGCAGACAGCTTGTTCAGGATGGTCGGCTGCTGGGATTAAAAGCATATGTTCCCGATGGCGATGCATCTATTGTGTCAAATCTTGAAGAAGGCGCGGCTAGTACAACGCCAGCCGAATACAATGCATATATAGCTGCCGTTGCGCCGCCTGTTCCAGAACCTGAACCGCCCGCACCATCTGGACCATTGATACAATCTAAAAATAATACAACAGACGGTGGATTTCCAGTTGGTGGCACGGTGACCAAGGACATGGATAATGAAAACTATGCCGAAGAATTTGACCCAAATTCATATCAATCCGAATTTTTTCCTGGTATGACAGACTTCATAGATGAAAATATTGTTCAAGGAGATAAGGCATCCGAAGACAGGCTTGTTGCATCCTACTGGAGCGATTTGGGCAATGATGTTTTTGATGATTGGGGATATTTTTATATATATGATATTGATACTGGAAAATATTATTTTCCCCTGATTAACCCACAGAATGGGGCTAATGGAACTTTGACCACTCAGACCTTTGTAGCGTTTGGTCGCACGTTCACCATCACACAAGGCTGGTGCGTACAAGGCATTTTTAAATTTGACGTATCTGTAAACGACACAAGACCGTTCAGATTTGGCGCATATGGTAATATGGGGTCAGATGGCGACGAAGTTATTGATAATCTAACTTACGGTTATACTCTTGGTAGCACAAGCTTAACACTGTATTACCAAAAACACGCTGAAAGCGGGGATTCGAATGAAATATTATATTCCTATTGGATTCCTAAAACGATAACTGAAAATGCTACCCAGTCATACGACTTCTATAATGATGAAGATAATAATAGTATGATGTCCAAAGAGGTAATAAATGGTATACTTGTTTATTTTGCTAAAAAGAACGATGTAAAAGAATGGGTTACAAACGATCTGGAAATTGCTTCATAAATAGTTTAGAAATGTGCGCATTCATATCTTTCAAGATAATGTTAGATACGAGTCACCAATCCAGTCTCCGAGCTACGAATCAAACGAAACGGGTCCATCATTACAAATCCATAATCCCATCCAGAATACGTCTTCAGATCTTTAATGACCGATTGCGTTCCAAAATAGGGGTGTGCAATTACATCATTGTCCTCAAATCCATGTCCCAGAGTACAGACTTCATACCCGTGCATTTCCACAATGTGACCAGATTCTAGCACAAGGTTATAATACCCATCCATAGGCTCTTTCTTCAGCCGCCCTGCGGGATGTTCTCCAGGAAACATCCAAGGAGCCCCCTCTTGACGCATAGGATGCCACTGAGTAATCTGAAGACCACTCTCAAAATGAACCATTTCAATCTTTGCATAATACGCAGGAGTAAAGAGAAGACATACAACCGCGTGCCCTCCATATACAACATCACCCTTTCGCAGGTTTCGCACTTTGCAATATGTATTGTCATGCATGCGCACAAAACAGTCACCTGCAAAACAGGGTCCCGCTTGATACATGTATTGGCTCATATTAACGGGCACGCCGCCGCCACTATATCCGTCGCATGCAGACGGTGTAGGGGGTTCAAGCATGCTAAAAAGATCAGCCCCTTTTTGTTGAAGCTCTTTGAAATCGTCGCTTGCAAAATGTTGAAGCACTTTGTCTTTGAAATTAATGCACTGTTGCAGACGCAGGGCGCGCGCATATGCAATGCAGTGATTGGCTCCCCATGTAGACCACCATTCTTGCTTGGAAATCGCCTTTTGAATCTGCCCCTCGCCATCATTTGCGCTCATAATATCTAGAAGCATATCTTGAATCAGAGGGTCTTGGGATTGCAGACTAGAAAGTTCCGAATATAGATGCGTGAGATTCCAAATAAGGTCATTTGTAGTATCTTGCGGATGGAGAGAATCATTGAGTTTTTCAACATGAGGAATATATAGGACGCGCGTGAGCGCCTTTACAGCTTCGTACAGCTTTGAAATATATTTTGCTTGTTGAGTTGAACCAAACTTCTCAACAGGGATGGGGTTATAAAGAAGACCGCTATCGTATTGAACCCCTGCAATCTTCATATCCTCTGACCATTTGGGAAAATACAGTGATTTTGCTTGACCCTTGAGACAATCGCCAATAAAAAATACATCATCTGCAACCTGTACGCGTACATTATGTGCAACAGTGAGCAGTGCTTTTGCGCACCAATTGATAAATACAGTGCCTACCATGCTACAATCAGGAATAAACCCAAAACTTCCACCACCTTCTACGCATACGCTCTCCATTAGACCCCTGTCAAGATTATAGCCAAACCCAAACCCACTAATAGTCACTTTGGATCCAAGTTGGGCTACTTTTCGTTTGAGCGTCGGCACAATCCCCATTGGTGGAATTGCGTCCGGTGAAGGCTCGCCATCCGTTAAAAGGAGAATCTGAACATTTACATTTGGATTCCTTGCGAGAAGTATATCGGCTTGATCAAGCGCAAGACGAAGACCATCCCAAATGTTAGTTGATCCACCCGCACTTAAATTTGTAATAGCCAGTTTTGCTTCCGCGTACCCGATTGCATCCATATGTTTTACGGGCATAAGAATTGTAGCCTTTGTATTGAACTGAATAATCCCAAGAGAGGATTTTGTAGTCGCGTACTGTGAATGCATGAGGGCTGATAGAGTCCGCATAGAATGCTTCACAAGATCAAGACGACTAAACGGGGCTTGTTCAGATGCGGCTGTGGCAGATCGTGATTGGGCTAGAGAATCCATAGATCCAGAGGTGTCCATCACAGCAATAAGCGCCGTTTCCATTGGAGCCATAGAGTTGCACTCGAGCTCAAGAGAGGCGTCTCCTTCTGATTCAGATTTTACAATACGGACAAAGAATGTTTTCTCAAGAGGAATTTGGCTTTGGGGTTGGGTTTCTTGCACAATGGGAGCTTGTGAATGGGGGGCGCCCAGTTTCCAGCGTTCAATTGCGCTCCGCAGGGCAAAATTCGGTTTCAGATCTGCGAGTGCCATGGATTGACGCGTCATAGGACTATCAGCATTGCTCTGAAGCCAGTGCTCAATATTGGATCGCTCATAGGTATGACCATCCGATCCAATGACAGGATCTGTCATTACATCCATTCCAATAGGGCATTTATATTCGTCAGGGATACTGTCCATTTAAACATATATATCGTGGGCGGTTTAGGTCTATATGTGCAGACCTTTCAAGCGGGTCTAAAGACAATTATGTGACTAGTATAGATACACCCTCTACTTTTATCAGCTCACATGAACACAACACACATTTACATCTTACGACTCAAAGGCGGGCGATATTATATTGGAAAAACCGAAAATGTATTGCGGCGTTATAAAGAACATTGTAACGGTGAAGGATCTGTGTGGACGCGCAAATACGAGCCCCTTGAACTTGTGACTGTTATTGAAAACGCCAGCCCCTTTGACGAAGATAAATACGTCAAAGAATACATGTTCAAATACGGCATTCAAAATGTGCGTGGCGGCACCTATAGCTCCGAAGTCCTAGATGATGTGCAACTATATACGCTGCAGCGAGAAATCTGGGGAGCCAAGGATAGGTGCATAACCTGCGGGCGCACTGGACATTTTGGAAAAGAGTGTTTTGCAAAAACGGATATCTACGGAAATGAATTGGGGGATCATAGCTGTAAATTATGCAATACAATCTTTCAAACCCTTATGGAATGCACGCAACATGAAAAAATATGCAAAGCGGCGCAAAAGAGGGCGGATTCTATCTGCTACAGATGTGGTCGCAAAGGACATTTCGCGACAGCATGCTATGCGCGGCGACATGTGGATGGGCGGGTTTTACAGACATAGATAGATTAGATTGTCATCTGTTTCGTACATACTATCCATTTGTACATTTGCAGATGCAGATGCCGATACAGCTGGCATCATAGTCATTGCCCTTACCGTTGTAAGTCTATAAGAACTGCAAGTACCGCAGTGATCTTCATTAGTTAGATTTACCTTGTGATCTAGTTTTTTACTACAATAGTCAATGCGCCATCTGCCGAGCGGCGGCTGAACGGGGCTGCGAAACCGTTTGAAGAGAGTAGACAGCGTGTACTTCATGATAGTATAAATGAGTGTACTCAACTATACTAACACGGTGTGCGTCAATTTTTTTGGGCGAGGGTGAGGGTGGGGGTTGTAGCGTCATTATGTCTTTATTTTAAATTCACCGACACTAATTACCTTCTTATATAGTGCATTGTATTCTGTTTTATCCTGGCTTTGCTTTAAAGATGTCAGTGTTTCTAGATCCTGAAGCACAGTGTTCTCATAATATATATTTTCTTTTAATAGGTTGTGTACTTCATTGTTCTTAACAATAGTGGTATATATAGCGTTTTCATCTTTGAACTTCCTATAGGTTGTATTAGAACGTGTTGGTTTTAATAGTGTTTGAACTAGCGGGTTGGGATAATTTTCAATTACAAGATTGAGCTTTTCTTCTGCTTCAGCACACAGCCTATGTATACAATACTCTTTAATTTCAACGGGCACATTCTCTGCAAAATTATTATGATACCAAATTACGCTATTGGCTAAATAAATGCTTGATAGACAATCTGCCATTGCTCCAGAAATCATTTGTTCAGATTTTATCTTACCCCCCAATAGTGCAATAAAGTTTGCAAGGTTTGCATATTTTTTTGTTATGTGTTCTAACCTTTTGTTTTTACTTGATGGTAAAAGACTAGAGAAATAAAGACTGAGAGTAAATCCTAGCATGCTGTTAAACTCTTTTCTAAACGTTTTGAGATCATTTGTCTGGATCGCATCAAAAATGCTGTAAATGTACGGATGAGACTTGTTCAACCCTTGTCCAAAAATAATCAAACTTCGCGTTAATGTATTTGACCCCTCCACGGTAATTCCCACTGGGCTGGCGTTATAAAATTTCGTAAAGAAATTATTTCTGCCTTCACAGATGGCACTGCCCGCATAAATATCCATACCATCTAACAGTACACGCCTAGAACGCTCCGTTGTCTGTTGCTTCATTATAGCGGTTAGAACAGATGGAACAGTTCCTTCATCCAGAATATGTGCTGTAAATTTGACAGAGGATTGAATTACCCACGTATTGTAAAACATATCTAGAAATTTTTCACGAACACCCTGCATATTTCCAATTGGCATTTTAAACTGTTCCCTGTTTTGTATGTAATTCAAAATGCCGAAAGTAATTGCTTTGGATGCTCCATTTGCATTCGCGGGCAAACTTACACCCCTGCCTACCGCCAAACATTCCATCAACATTTGCCAACCCTTGCCCGCCATTTTCTCCCCGCCGATAATCTGATCTAGACCTATATGTATTTTACCTTTTAGAGTTCCATTGGGGAATCCCGCATTATTTGGATTATGGTAGGTGTCTCGCAATAGTCCAGGATGATCTTTTTCTATTAATGCAAGCGATACACCCGCTGCACCGCCATCTTTTAATAAACCATTTGGATCTTTGAGATTAAATGCAATACCGATGAGATCGGCTACAGGGGCAAGTGTAATGTATCGCTTGTCCAGATCAATTTCAACAACCTTGGAACCATTGATTTCTTTAACTGTACCAATATCAATGCTACCAGTAGCATCACTTCCGTTATTTGGTCCTGTTAATCCAAAACACGGAACCAATTTACCCGTGGCTAGCCGCGGCAAATATTTCTCTTTTTGCGCATCCGTCCCATAATGTTGCAAAAGCTCCCCTGGACCGAGAGAATTTGGAACCATTGTAACAACCGCAAGGGAGGGATTATAAGATGACATCATTGTAAGCACATCACTCTGTGTGGAAATCGGAACACGGTTTCCATTGTATTTTTTATCAATAATCATCCCCAGGAATCCATTGGTTCCCAAATCGGTCAATATATCCTGCGTGACACTAGAAGGGTATACCTTCTGATCCCCATATTTCCGCAAAATGGTTCTGGTCTTCTCAAGCATGGGGTTTGTATTTGAAGCGGGTGCGGGAGCGGGAGCCATTTTTCCCAGTTTCTTGTAGTCTACTCTGCCGCTAAAAATGTCCCTGTCTATACTCACACCCCCTGATCGCAATGCAATCAACTCCGTTTGAGAGATTTTGGGAATGATTCGTTTTACACCTGAAAAGAGTACGGAATACATCCTATACTGTGAGCCAGATATATATCTTTAGACTGATTATACGGGCTCGGGCGGGTTTTGGGGGATTTAGATAAATACCCAAGCTAACCGCGCAGATATTGCGCATATTTCCACCCTAAAACCTCGGGCACATTTGGATATAAATATGCCCGTTCACTCATTTGGATTTTTCTACGCTTTCGCGTTTTGCGATTTCCACCGCTTTGTTTAACTTGATAAGATTCAAAATATACAGATGCGGTCTTATTCTTTTTCTTATTTTCTTCTAAATCAATATACCATTTTATACTTTCAAAATAGGCGTTGTTTTCAAAAATGATATAGAGGGCGCTATTGAGCCAAGGATAGAGAACAGTGCATTTTTTATCCTTGTAGGTGCGCGAAAGTTCGCTGAAAAATTCATCCCATGTGTTTGTTCGTTGGTAGATTGGTTCCAACTCAATTTGAAGCTCAGGATGTTTAAAATCAAACGCGGGCGGTTTGTTCGCTGGATTTTTAAAATTTGCCTTCAAAGCAACATATGCATCATAATCCTTGACCAGTTTGGCGTCAAAATAATACTCATACCATGTTGCTTGGTGAAACGCAAGATGGAATGGTTTCATAGGTACCTTTTGTTCTCTTCCATCGGGAAATATACATGTTATATTGCTCACGTCGTCAAATTGTATTGTTTTCAAGTTAGGGTTTATACTTCTTGCGATGGATATGCCCAATAAAACCATATGTTGTGTGCTTTTTGTATTAATAAATCGCTCAAAGCTGCATTCATCGTGCGCCTCTACCCAACTCAAAAATCCTTCAGTACCATTACTATGCAAACTCGGAACAACCATATTAAAGCATTTACGAGCCTTGCCCCCTAAATTTAAATTATAGGATACGATATGCCCTGTATTCCGATCTGTATTTTGGGTTATATGCAATCTATAAACAGCTCCTTCGGAGACAATCGTCTGTTGTTTAGGGTATATTATTGTCTCCATAGTCTTACTTTACATATACACTTTTAGTTTATTTGGGGACGGTGATGGGGGGTCTAAAGACGGGTAAGGAAAATTGAATGCATCTGAAAGCAGATGATGATGTAGAGATTGATCGTGTGAGGGGATGGGCTACATATACCTCATCACAAATATGATAAACAAGAAACAATATGTGGGGCAAACAAAACGCCCTGATATCAACGATAGATGGCGGCAGCATAAACATAAAAAGGCTGGGCGATACCTTGTTGGAGCATACGATAAATACGGCGTTGAAAACTTCAAATATCAAATCATATGCATTTGTTTTGACGAAGATTGTGATAGGTATGAAGAAGAATATATTAAAAAGTTTAATACGATGAGTCCTAACGGATACAATCTGAAAGGCGGCGGGCATTTTAGCAAGCTTCATCCAGATTCTGTTGAAAAGATGAAAGAAAGTCTGAAAAAGGTGTGGACTGATGAGAAGCGAAAAGAAATGAGCGAGCGTTTCAAAGGCGAGAATGGACCTAACTATGGAAATAAAACCAGTGATGAAACAAAAGAAAAGTTGAGTGAAAAAAGTAAAAAATACTGGGAAAATATGAGTAAAGAAGAATATGAGCGTATTTGTAAAGAACGGAAGGAGCGATTCACAGGGCAAACCCCGTCTCAAAAGGCAATAGATGCATTGGCAAAAGGAAGGGAAATGAACGAGTCGTGTAATAAAAAACCTGTTGGTAAATATGATACCAATAATATACTATTAGAAACATTTAATAGTATAACAGATGCATCTACAAAAACAGGAATATGTCACGGTACAATTTCAAAGGTCTGTTTAAAAAAAGGGTATTATAAAACCGCGGGTGGATTTGTATGGAAATATGTATAATCTTCGACGGGGGGTTCTTTTTTCAAATAGTAAAACTACAAGAAAAAAGATATATTGAAGTTTAGGACATACGGGTATCGATCCCGTTACCTCGCGCTCATAAGACGCGTGCACCACCGTTCGTGCTGATGTCCTGCAGAAGAAGACTGTTAATCTTCTAGATATATCTAGTTACATACTCTTTATACTCCCTCATTTCACTTTTTAGTAATCACCTTCTTCTTGATCACAGTGCTGGTCTTCTTAGGCACCGGTACGGGTTCTGCATCGTCGGCATCCTCCTCTTCAGCGGGTTCAGGAGCGGGGGGTGCTTTGGGCAGCACAGCAGCCACCACAGACGGCTTCTTAGAAGGAGGGGCGGAGAAGGCTTCGTCTTCGCCATCATCGGAGCCTTCAGCCTCTTCATCGTCCTGGACAACTACGGGCGCTTTCTTGCTGGGAGCAGGGGCGGCGTCAGTTACATCTAGCTCACTGTCTACGAACGCCAGGTTGCGAGAGCTCTGGGGTAGACTGGTTACGATGGCTTGGCTCAGCTTCCAGCTCAGACCGTACTTCATGCCCGCAAACCAGACACCAGTGCACTGAATTAGACAGGTCACCTGGGCGCCCTTCACCAGCAGCTCCTCCAGAGGAATGCCCTTGTACTGGGTGCGCTTCTCGTCAAAGCACACCACGTCAAAGTCCTGGGAGTCGCGCTTCTGGCGCAGGGACAGCTTGATGGTGGGGGGATAAGGTTTAGGGTTGCCTTCGCGATCCTTGGCTAGACGAACCACGGGGGAATAGAAGGCTTTGATGACATCGCGGCTCATTTCAGACTTGAACCACTGTTTGGAATTCTTCACGCCCTGGTCAATCATGAACTCATCCAGACGGCTCAGCGCATCGTGGAAGGGCTTCATCTTGTTTCCAGCTTCGTCGTAACCGCGCAGAGACAGTTCTACGCTGTACTTGACCGGACCAGCCTTGTCATATGCATTCATGCCATACGGCAGGTAGCAATTGGGAGTTTGAAATACAAAGGAACCATTATCATAGTTGGCATAGCATTGCTTGCCACCATTATCTAGAACTTTGAGTTGACTGAAGGTGAGTTTCTGGGTGTTAAAGTTAGAGGCTACAACGGTGTTAGAGGACATTTTGATTGCTTTCTTCTGTACCTTTCGGCTACTAGGATCGGGGAGAATCAATTTTTCGGTTTGAACGCGGTCGGGGTGTGAGACAATGTGTGAAGTGTAAAGATGTCGTTCTTTTTTTTTTGAAATCTAAACAGAAGTACGATGGACGCCTCAAAATTAATAGAAAAGCGCATGCTTGCTGCAAACACCTATCGCAGCAACTGGCAGCCCCGCGATGCGAGTGAAGTCACCATGCGTAAAGTGCAGATGAGCCAAAAGAGCGCATCCAGCACACATCATGGTCCCATCATTCCATGCTGTTCCGACGGTAAGCTCCCCGTCCCCCGCTCAGTCAGCCCAACAAATGGGTTTAGCACAACATACAGTCAAGAGCCCGTTTTTCAACGTAAAGCGGGTTGTGCAAACTGCAACGATCCTAATTTTGGAGCTGCAGGGGGTGTTGTTTTACAGACTTGCGCAGAAGTTGAAACTATTCTAGCCAACGAGGCAAATCCAGTCAAGGGTTCCAGCTGCTACTGCGCCGATCCTGGAATCAAGCGTCAGCCCTTTCCAAGGGATTGCAGCATCATTGAGCCGGCTTATACTGGATCTTTGAACCAAGTCCCCATCACAGCCTCTGAGCGCTATGGGCATTTGCCTAAGCAACAATATCCCTACCCGAGCGGCTAGGTGAAAGCAACTATAGTGTGTCATCCTGCATTTCTACGAGCCATGGATAATGTTCACGAACCCGCGGGCTCACAATTGCAAATGCAGTCATACCGTATAAGGCTCCAAGTATCTTGTGCTCTTTGAGTTGAGCAGACGATACGAATCTATCCATCACGTCAAGAATAGTTTTTTGCCACCATTTCTTATCATGCTTATAGCGAAGTTCATTAGGTTTCCATTTGAAGAGTGAATTTTCAGCTGAATTCCAGTTTGGAACGACAAGCAGTTTTACTTCTTGACTGAGTTGGAGGCGATGTGTCCAGAGATCCCATAATTCAGCGTAAAATAGCCACAAGTATGGTGCAGATAACTCTTCAAACCAATTCAAACACGTATGATAACCAAGCACATCATATTTCATTGTTACATCCAGAATACGCTGATGCCACATTTGTTCTGGTGTAAGGGCTGTATCGGCTAAATGCACAAGGCAATATTTGCGCTTCCGCAGCCACTCACACCTTCTAGTATAACTGGCTTCAGAGATTGCTGAAAATGCTTCACGAGTATACGGGTTCAAAATAGCTTCATGACTATCTTGCGCCCTCGTCATGGAAATGCTCCGTATATCAAAGAGCCATAGATGTTTCTTTGTATCTGCATAACTCCACCTATACATCATTGGAATACTTGCTGTAAAATCCAGTGTATACACGTCAGTTTGATTTTCAGCATCGGCTGGCGTATTTGTAGCCGGTCCTTGGCGACGGAAACGCAGGAATCCAGCCAAGAGTAGCCACCACCGCTGGATTTTTTCAGCCGCTGTATTTCTAGAATAGGTTGGTGTACTAACAGTTGTTTTCTCTTGAAATAGTGTAGGATTTTTATAATGTCGGGCACAGAATTCCCCATGTGATGCTGGATTTGGACATTGTGAGTCAGGATGTTTTTTAGAACGTATATTTGCACATCGGCGCACAAGAGCATCTTGTGATTTTGTGATGCCCTTTTTCTTGGGCATCCTATCTACACTATGTATGTATTTTGAGTTATCTATAAGCCCTTCTGAGCACTCGGATAGTGTAATTTTGATTTCAAAAAAAAAACTTAGGGTGGGGGTAAATCAGAGCGAAAGTTGAACGCATGTGCAAAAAATTGCACCGCCATTTTCCCGAGATGAGAGGTACAAGATTGCGGAAAAATGTCTAGCACTAATACCTCCAGCACCAGTACGATGAACGCTCCCAAGAAGTCTGTAAAGAAATCTACTCCTGCACCTGAAGTGGCTGCTGCCCCTGCTCCCGTAGCTAGCACCCCTGCACCTGCTGCTTCCAAGAAGGCTACTCCCAAGCCATCTCCTAGCGTCAGCACTCCTGCTGCGGCTGCTGTAGCGGCTCCCGTGGTTGTGGCGGCTCCCGTAGCGGCTGTTGAGACCTCTTCTGCTCCTGAAGCCTCTCTGTCTGATGAGCTGAAGACCCTGCAAGATCAGCTGACTAGCATTCGTGATTCCGCGAATGCGGCTCTGGCGTCTCTGAAGCGTGTGGCTAAGCGTGCCGCCTCCGAAATCAAGGCGGCTGGCAAGAAGCGCAAGAACCGCAGCACCGAGGGTGCCACTGAAGGCGGAGCCCCCAAGCACAACAACCTGACCGACCCCGTACCTATCAGCGATGAACTGTCTACCTTCCTGGGTCTGAGCAAGAACAGCAGCCTGGCTCGCCAGGATGTGACTCGTGCCATGAACAAGTATGCCAATGAGCACAATCTGACCGAGGGAAGGAAGATCACCCCCAACGCTGCTCTGAGGAAGCTGCTGCGCATTGACGACAGTGTTGAGCTGACCATCTTCAATCTGCAGACCTACCTGAAGCCCCACTTCCCCCCTTCCAAGGCGGATGCAGCTAAGGCTGCTAAGACCGCCTAAAGAGATGACAATAAGACTGGATGTGAGGAAGCCCAGTCGTTTGAATAAACACGCTTCCATCCCTGCGATGAAGCTTGCCAGTAATCAATGCCTATCATCGTAAGTTGATGTAAAAACTTGTTAAAAGTCTTATTAAAGGCTTCTAACAGGTTTGGCCGAGCGGTTAAGGCACTCGTTTTAAGCACGAGCGGAGAAATCCTCGCGAGTTCGAGTCTCGCAGCCTGTATTATCAAGTATAACTTTTTGCTTATGAGAGTCTCATAGACACTGATATGCAATCTATTTTTTAGATCTACGTAGTTTTTGTAAAACTGCATTGCGCTGTCTCCTCAGTTGATCATAACAATTTGGGCAAACCGTATTGCCTTGAAATGACTGAAATGGAAGTGGATTTCCTTGCCACATATGCCCTTGTCCACAGCGAGTACACCGCATAGTATTTAGGTCCATTTCTATTTCTGTACGCTCTTTATCCATAATTTCATTCGTCAATTTTTACGAGTATATAGTAAGAATGCAACCCCGCCGTTTCAAAAAAACATACAAGAAAAGACTTGTGATGAAAACTATATGTCCATGTTCACCCGATGTTGGCGATTGCCCACAATGCTGCAACTCTAAACCAAATCATAAGCGTAAGAATAGAAAAACTAGAAAAAGAGTCAAAGAATAGAATGGCGGATGTACCACTTACGGAGAAACGTTTTTTTGAATTATTAGATGATACTCTGGAACGAAAATTTAAAGAAAAACTAGATCCGATCCATAAAATGTTAAAAGAGTTAAAAGGGTTTCAAACTTACGAGTCAGACGCGATAGAATTTGAACTTCAAGAGGTATTGGAATCTTACCTTGTCGCTAAATACCCTCTAATGAAAGTAGATCGGTTTCGGATGAAAAAAATATCAGATCCAAAAACAGGAAAAGATATTACTGACTTTGATGCAGCCTTTTTAGTACAGAATATAAACTACCAACCAGATTATAGTCGTGTAAAAGAGGCGGCGTTACCTATACCAAAAACAAAAGCAGACTATACAGATTCTGTCTTTTTTGTTGTTGCAGAAGCAAAACACCACATTGACAAGGATAAAATAAAAGAAAAATTAGAACAGTTTGATAAAATACGCGCAATATTCAATCGTATGAAACAAATTTCACAAATTCCAGAGAATGAAAGAAAACCAGAGCTGCTTGGTGTTTCTTCTAAATTTTTAAATACAATTGTGCATCATAAATATCTAGCACGTATAGATCAAATATTCCTATTTTTTGGAGCAGCACATTGGTCCGAAGGTCTTTTAAAAGATATAAAAGGGGCTGCAAGTATCTATAGAGATCTTGTGCAGAGATTCAAGAACGCTCCACCAGAACAAAAACCAAACTTTTATAAACATTTATGTTTATTAGAAAACAAATGGTATGAACCTGGAAAAGCTCCGAATTCGCCGAATTTATCTCCAGAGGAGATAGCAAACCTAAATACTATTGATGGTGCTATGCTATATGTAAATTTCATAGAACCATCGGGCGACCGTTATAAAGTTGTTACAAAAAAGGAAAAAGAGCCGTTTGGAATTACGAGCATCCCTTTACAAGGCGGTGGTAGTAGTAGTAAAAAGAAGAAAACACGACGTCACCGTTATTCATAAGGCATCGGCTCGTAATTCATAAAGGCTTTATAAATATGCAGCTGATCTTCGCGAATCCACGGCTCAATGGTGTCTACAGATCTGTAAAAGATGTGAGAATCGTCTGGCCAAACAGCGAGCCATTGAGGATATTTCTGTTTAAGATTTGTCAGGTTCCGAAAGACCTTGAGCATATGATAGGCTTGTTGAATTGTAAAGCTGTTTTGCTCTTGGCTTGTCTCTGTAAAGCACATGGAACAGAGGCTTCTGAATTGCCAATCTCCAAATCCAAGTTCTTCCAGGATTTTTTCCCTGTCATACTCTTTGAATTGCATTCCATCCTCCAAAGGCGTCCAAAGGAGCTTAGCGCCCATAGCCAGCAAATCCATATCCCCGCTGATCACAAGATCAAGATCGCCCGTTGCACAGGCTGCAGCTAAAAGACCATCAGCTTCCCCTTTTGCCTTCACCATCGGAACTTTTTCTTCATAAAGGCGCTCTTTGATCGCATGACGAATTTCTCTGGTAAGACTCCACCCTTTTTTCTGGTGCTCTGCAGCCCGCCACTCTATCAGAAATCGTTCATCATCCGTAAGATCTGCAGTATTCAAGAGTTCTAAAAGTTTATTTGCATTTTGAAGTTCCTGATCACGCACATCGCGACGACGCTGTGCTTCCCATTGTTTACCGTCTTCTGCACGCCCATCAAAGACAAGAAGCACTTGATGACGATTCTTCTGCAGAGCCCGAATAAAGTCAAGAATCTTTTGCGCGTCTCCTTGCCACCGGTAGATATAGAAACTAATATCAATTCCAATTCGCCGCCGCGAAAATTTAGGATTCAGTAAATCATCAAATGTCTTGGGTATACTGTATTCGCGAAGAAAGCTTTGTAATCCACGAACGCCCATAAGAATTGTATTGCCTTGTAGCTTACAAGATCATACAAGCAATTTTTTAGATGGCTTTTACTAGCCTAATCATCTTTTGGTTCACAAATTGTAAATCGCAGTGACTTGACTTTTGCATACCCCTCTGGTGCAGACGGAACTTGAAGTCCAAGGCGACGCCATACTTCCAAACGACCAATCAAATATCTCCACGCATACTCTTTTGAGGAATACACTTTATACGCATCTTGCAGCGTGGCGGCTTGTCTAACTGCCCAGCTAATCTGTTCTCGCATGTGGCGCACAAATGGTTGCGGCTGCCCTTTTGCAGCCATTCCACACAGAAATAGCTCCGCCCATGCTTCAGTATCCGCTTCAATATATGGCGTATCCAAATGATAGGGGTCAGAGCAAGAAGCATGAAACAATTCATGAATTAAAACACGTGATACCTCCTCTTTTCTGTACAAGACAATTGTTTGTGGCTCGCAACGAAATGCGGCTCCGCCATTTACGTGTGCAGCTCCGATGCGCGTCGTTTTTGGCGGCAATTCACGTTTTTTCGGATGCGCAAAAATAAGAATACGCACCTTTTTTTGCGGACTCAAGAGACGAACACATCGCCACCACAGATTCCATGGGGGATGCAATGGGTCTTTTTTAAAAGATACAACAAGAATTTCGCCTAATGAGCATGTTGTTTTTAATACGACGGCTCGCCCTGCTCCAAGTGCAGATGCAGACTCTTTTTTCAGACCTGCTACATCAAAAGGATCATTCTCATTAGCAGTATTAAAAATATAGGTTAAATCGCCATGCGTGATAGGCTGAAATACATATGTGGGTGGCGACTTTCTATATTCATCATGTATTTGTCTCAAAAAAGGGTCAATCCATGGAAGATCCAACATGCTGCTCATACCGTGCTCCTATTTAGAGTGCAGAGTTTCTTAGACTAGAGTGGTTTTGCTAGAGCTGTGGCTAAATGAAGACCAAGATGCTCCCATGCAATCGGAATTCTGTAGCTAGCTAGAGTCTGCCCGCCACCCGTAGAAGATTCATTTGCAAGCACAGCTACAGCTTTTTTAAGTCTATCTTCGGGTATAGGCAAATGCAGAAGAGATTCTAGAATATAATGTACAACTTCTTGCCAGCGCAAGTTACGCTGTAGACAAAAATAAATCCAGTCGCGCACCTCTTGGACACGATCAAGCGTCATTGGTTTTTTGCTCCAAGCTAACAAAAGCTGATCAAAATATTGCCCCCAATCCAGTACACTGGTCCCGTACTTTTGACGCATATTTACAAGCGTCAGATCTTTACCGCCCACTGGAATCTCCACAAACCAGTCTACTAACTCATACGGTAATGGCAACTCACTTGTACACCAAATGACAAGACTTCCCTCGTGTTGTTCCAAAGCCATTTGAAGTTGCAAAACGCTATCGTGGCTCAATAAATGTGCATGATAAAAAACAAGAATACGCTTAACAGATTGCTTCTTCTTGCCTACCGCAACCTCTGTGCCATATCCCAGTCTTTCCAAAAGGCTCGCAATATAGTTTTTATCTTGCATTGACATGCGGGCAATATCAAATCCTAAATGAACGAGTGAAGTTTCATACGGAATCCCCTCTTTTTGCTGTGGTGTCTCGGTTTCATCTTGTTGCGCCTCTGTTTGCTCAGATTCTCGTTGCAGCTTTTTATTTGTATCTGTAGACCAAACAGACTTGCGAATTTGAAATCCTACTCCGCGCCCTTGTGCAATATGTTGTAGGGCTTTATGAATATGTGTCTGTTTTCCAGTCCCTTTATTTCCAATCCAGACAAGATTTAGCTCGTCCATTCTGTGCATGTATAGACTGTGCGTTTAGACCTGACCGTTGTGACCTTTGTGGTGACACTTGTGGGGTACTCAAAGATACGCAACATTCTATAGTATAGGAGTATGAATGGAAATTATGATACAGGATGGATAGAAATGGTTCTTCCTATTGAACAATTGAATCTCGGTTGTATACAATTAGAAGCCCCAAAACGGTTACGATCCGCTGAAACCGATGTTCGGTATGAACGTCTTATTCTCCCCCTAGCATATGAAACCCCCCTATATCGTCTTCCATGTTTAGCGGTTCTTACACCCTTTATGAAAGTCCATTCCTGGGATTCAAGTACGGGACGCCTTGAATTTGAGCTAGAACGCGATTCTCTCGTTTATAGATACATTACAGCCTTTGAACAAAAATTAATTCATCTTCTTGTTGAAAATTCAAAATGGCTTGGATATTCAACGCACGATATACAATCCCACGTACAACAAAATCTACAATACGCAATTCATGACTGCATATTTACAGTATATTTACATGGGCAAAATGTTTCAACAAAACCAATGGGTAGAGTATGGGGATGGAAACAAGGGTTATGGGCAAAAGGCGCGACACCTTCAAGCTTTAAAAAGGGGCAGCAACTACGAGTTGCACTCCGCTTTCAGGGTATTTGTTTCTTTCCCAACGCCCCTGCAAAATCCAAGTACCGTATTCAGCATCAGACTATTGCCGTATATTATAAGGATACGTAGGTTGTCTAGGAGTGTACAATTGACAGGGATGATGCACTTACGGCGAAAATACTCAAGAAGAGATTCACAAAGAGCATGATAAGTGTAAAGAATGGAATATATCCTGGGTTTTGAATAAAGTACATATAGGCTACAAATCCAAAAATACCAATAAGAACTGCACTTATACCCGCGACAATACCAAGATTCTTGCGAATTTCAGAGGCATTATCCTTGTTTTGCGTCAAGAAACCAAGCCATACCATGATGGCAACCACGCCCGTTAATCCGAGTCCTAAAAGGGTCCAAAGTATAGGATCTGTTTGCATCTATATCGCTTCCTATTCTATAGGGGGAACCTATGAAGTTCTACTCGCCAGTCGGCGCATAGATTCCAAATTACTAGAACATGTGAGCGCCCAATCGGGCATTGTATAGATGACAAAAAGGACAAACAGAAGGATGATAAGAATTAAGATTGGAAATATAATGTGCCAAAATGTAGATGTATTTAATCGCTTGGTTCGGGAACCTTCTTCCGCCATTCTACTCGCATAGCCCTTATTTTATATCCAATCGTTAGGAATATGCCACCGCGGCGTACGCGAAAAAAGGGGAGACGCCCACCAAATCCGGGACCAGATACATGCTCGCCATACGCAGCCCGACGAAATAAGGGATCCTGTCTAACGCCGAGCGTGCTCAAGACTATTGCTACACGAACTCTTAAACACCGTGAGCTGACAGGGCTGACAAGCGGTGGAAGTAGAAGTCTACAAGCCGAAATTGCAAAAGAACTGGGATGTAAGAGTAACGACGAGCGATGCATTTTAGAACGATCTGCATTGAGTGTAAAGGAGAAAAAGTCACTCTTAAATACATACTTTCGCCCCAAGATGCCCGAGGAATGGAAAACTGATCCGGATGCGTGGCTCAGCAGCGATGATATCATCCATGTTATGAAACAGTATGAAAAGGCGTATACTGATTTCAAGTTCTTGGGGGTTGTCCCTATTGACTTTTCAGCGCCAAGCCCATATACAGATGGCTCTGAGAAGAAATGCATGAATGACCAGTTTTGTCATGTGGATTTGAAAGAGGAGCGGCAGAGAGGAATGCGCATCATCGGTGCAGTGTTCAATTTAGATCCGCACTACAAGGATGGAAGCCATTGGGTTGCATTAGCCATTGATTTGAAGCGCAACTGTGTATATTATTTTGATAGTTATGGCGTTGAACCTCCTAGGCAGGTTGCACGATTTATGCGGTATTTAACACTTCAAGAGTCTGCGTTGCGTCTTGAGAGTAATGGACGGCGCTTTCAGTTTAGCAACTCTGAATGTGGCATGTACAGTATGTATTTCATTATACGTATGATTGAGGGGGAATCCTTCAAGAAATTCTGTAAAAATCGTATTGATGATAAATACATGTTAAAATTTAGAAGGGTTCTATTTGACCCAGAGGCTTAGATGGCAGATGAATTTGTGTGGTTTATATCTAAAGCACTTCCTATTGCATTCCAGTAGAGATACGTCCTGGGATGCAAAAAATGACCACTCAGACCCCTGCAACAGAACGCCAATATTTTGGAGAACAAAATGAACAGCAGCTTTTCGGCATTATTACACAAGATTTCCAGCAAAAACTTGGCAGCGGTCTTACGACTACACAGACAAATCGTCTGGGGCGCACATTGGAGCATTATATGCAAGAGGTGTGGGATGTAAATGGACCGATGCCTATTCAAGCCCTGAATCGTGAAGTCGTTGCAGCAGTCGCAAGAGACTTTACATCTTATCTCCGACGTGGCGAATTGGCTCCGACGATCGTCGCAAGTCAACGTATAGTCTCGGACCCTGCAAATCAACCTCAAACGGAAATGGCTGCGCAACGCCTCCTCCAACAGCAGGGGGCGGCGGTTCCCCCCCGCCCGACATTTGAATCCAACTTGCTCATGGATACTGGATCACGCTTTGAACAACTCCAACAAGAGCGCCTCCCTCCTGCCGCTCCAAGACCTGCACCACCCAACTTTTCCATCCCCGTTGTTGCGAGTGGAGACGAACAAAGTGCAATCTCACTCTATGAACAAGCCAAAAAGATGCGCCAAGTTGAAATTACAAAACAACAAGAAGATGCTCAACGACTTTCTGGTGTTCAAACTGCAACTGGAACTGCAGTGACCGACGTAAATCCACTTGTTCGTTTTATGAGCCCACCTTCCATTCAAAACGATGCACAATCCAACCCTACACTGGCTCAGCCTATTGCAGCCATCGCCCCCACCCCGCGCAGCACGCTTCCTCAAGACTTTTTAATTAAACAGGATGACATTATTAATTACAAAGAAACTGAACATAACTTAATTCTTTACAGCGCAGATCGCGACTGGCTGACAAACTCTAAAGAAAACCGCTACTCCTTCAGTGTCACATTTGATCCCGCCAATAATAAACATGGGTTTACAATGACCCCCTCTTCCACTAAAAAATTCAAAAATATCAGTCGCATTGAATTGGTCAAGGCTATTTTACCTTCCGAAGGTCTTCAAAATCTTGTGAGCCGCGTATCTGGTCCCGCCTACGATACTACATCTAAAATCAACGTCTTATCCTACCCCTATGTTCTCGTGCACATCCCGGAATTAGATACAAATAACTACGGAACAGACAATAATATTGATAACTCATTTGCAGTCCTACAGTACGACGCCAATTGGTATACGGACACGACAAATCTGTCCGATGGGTATCTAGGCATGATTCCTAAATTTATGAAATGCCAAAAGGTATATCAGCCAACACCGCTAGCCACTTTGACAAAACTGAGCATTGAACTCCAGAGACCCGACGGCAAATCCATCAGTGCTTCTCCTGATACGCTTACTATTCAAAATATCTATGCAAGCAGTACATTTCCTGGAAGCTTTGTCTACAATGGTCTCTATTCTGGCGTGACGCTTGCAAGCGGTTCTGTATATTATTTAATTCAAACAACTGAATATTTCAACCAATGGATGTTCCAAAAGGGCAACCGCATTCAACTCAAAGGGATTAACCCCGCTGAAATTGCAGGGACAATGGCGGCTGGCAACTTTGCTGACTATATGCAACGCGACGAAGGGTTGCTTATTGTTGGCGTCGGTAAAAATAGCGCCAGCGGTCCGGATCTGCCAAACAGCATTGGTTATGCAAATGTAATTGTTGTTGAAGCACCCTTTGCATTCCCCACGGCTGCAACCCCTGATGTTCAACCCTTTGGCGGGTCGGCTATTGCTAACTCTGATCTAGCAACCGCATTAAGCACTACAACCTTTACGGGTGCAAAACTAATTAACTTGACTCATCAAACAAATGTTGTTCTTCGGATTATAACGCGCGAGTTAGATCCGGCTGCTCGTGTACGCCCGGATAATCTGTAAATGATTTGAATATTTAGCATATTTAGATCATTTTTATTCATTTCTAATTAGATGGAAGGGCTTTTACCCCTATTAATAACTGCAGGAATAGGTGGTGGATTTCTGTACGCTGCCAAAAAAAAGGAGGGGTTTGCTGCTACAATGGATGCACCTGTTGAAACGGCTATGCGTGGCGACTTTGTTGAAATGGCACAATCTGGCGGATATAAATTCAATCCGATTATCAATTTAACTGATCCTAAAAACAACCCCTTCTTTTCCGAAAACGCATCTCGTGGAGAAATTAGTCAACAAGATACAAAAGTAAAACAAGCTTTGGGAAGTGCAATCGCATCCCCTTCTTCTGAAGGTGTGCAATTAAGGGCTTCTGATACATCTATATATGATATAACGCAGACAAAAGGGGGTCAAACTCTTGAACATATACGCATGTGTGAAAAGCTGCGCGCATCTTCCTGCGATGCATTCAACGACCCTAAATTTGCAGAATCTTGCGGTGTATGCCTTGAGGGAGGACGTGACAGTGGTGGAAATGCAACCCTTGGAGGTCTATTCATGGGCAGCGACGATAAAATAAATGCGCGCGAGTCAGCCGCCCGAATGGGGGCAAAGCGCGTAACCTATACGCCGACTGTTGGACAGTGTGCGCCCGGCGCATTTGCCGTCAATAAAGCACAATGCGAAGTCATTAAAAAACGCTTAGAATGCGAAAAGAAACAGAATTTTGAAGTTCCTGGCTGCAGCCAATGCTACCAAGACGAGCGGTTTTATTTCTTGGATGAACTCGCTGAGTTTGATCAACCCCATCTTGCTCTTGTGGGGCAAGGGAAACTAACGGTATCTTACATTGATACCACTGGAAAACTTACAACTCTTCAAAAGGATCTTTCAACCAATCCTACGACCTTAGTTGTACCTAAATTCAACGAAGGGGATATACTTGAACTACAAATCAGTCCAGCCGATGCTAAAGTGGCTGGATACTTGGTTGGAAATACGGCGACTGGAGAGTTTACAATGGATATTATTCGTTTGGTTCAGGTTGATTTGGAGTCAAATGCAAAACCTCGCATGAGCGGGTTTGATAGCATAAATGGTATTGATGTCACCGTAATTCGTCCCGCGGCTGGAAAAGCCTCTATGCGTCTACCAGTTCGTAACGTGTTTTCATTTATCGCACAAGATCAACCTGAAGCTGCTTCTTGTTCTGCAGCGCCTTTTATAAAGTCGTCTGCGAGCGCTGAATTCTTAAATAGCGGACCCTGCTATAAAAAGGGTCAGCAGCCTGGTCGTTATTCTCTGGAATGTCTGCAAGGGATTTTTACAAACGCGGGCTGTACTGTTGATGGGGAAGGATACCCGTCAAATGATGCAAAAGCAAAAGCGCTCATGCAAGGGGCGAGTGGAAGACAATTAACTGTCGCTCAAATCGCTGGAAAAGTATATGAAGCTAATCAAGCTGCATTTTCTGGACAACGAGGGGGGAAGAAAATGACGCTTCCTGAATGGGACGAAGTTTCACGATTCTGCACTGGAAAACAATTAAACAACCCATGTGACATGGACGACAAGGTCTCTGGACCATTGAGTGCAGACTGTTTGTCCTACTTGTGGCAAAACACGGGGGCAATAGATAAAAAGCCTGGTGCACTTGGTCCCACCTATTCCAATTCTTCAAAACCCACAAGTTTGAGAGGAAAAGATACAAGGTTCTGCACAGAAAATGGCACAATGGCGCCTATAGATGCAAAAGGACAATACAATCAAACTGCGATAGCTGCAGCGCACAAGGCGGGTGGTGTTGACGCTGTCAAAGCCCTCTACAATCAAATTCACGCGCTCGCAAACGACAATGGGCAGCCTGATGCAAAACGCGCAGCTGCCATTGAACAGTGTTATGGAATTGGGCTTGAACCCCTTCCTGATGCGACGATTCCTGGTTCTGCAAATATAACTAAAGATACTACGAGCGTATTGGATTCCAGACCCGGTCGTACGAAATCAGCCTTGCAGCGTTTTAATTATACGCCGATGGATTGGTCTAGATTTTCCAAACCTGTTGTAGTCCTAGGACCTTATGGCATGCGTCCATGGTCTCAATGGTCTGAGTGGGCAACTCCAAACTTTCCAAATGATGGTACTGTAAAATGGATTTGGAATTCTCCAAGAGCAGTATTTGACGAACCCAGCTGGAATTATTTTCGTTTTTTCTACAGATATACTAATCCAACTAGTTCGCCAATACAAGCAAGGCTATCAACTTTAATTGACAATACAGGGTTGCTATATGTAAATGATAATTTAATAGGGAATGCAACTTCTAGTTTAATGCACTGGCAAATTACATTACCTCCAGGAGAAAGTAAAATTGAAATTAATGCTGCAAATCGCGGCGGACCCGCTGGAATAGCTGCAATTTGCAAACACGGGTCAAATACCCTATTTGTATCAGATGGTACATGGACAATGGCTAATTAGATGGCGCTTATAATTCTATAGACAAAATAGTTTCTATTTCCACTATAGGATGTTTCGTGCACTTGCTACACTACAAAAAGAGGGTAGGGTGAATGAGGGGTTTGCTTCTATGGATCAAGCAGCCTATGTTGCAAGACAAACTGCAACATTTAATCAACAGTATCCCAATATGTTTTTAACCGGATTGCCGACTTCAGATACTACGTCTCCACAACGTAGACTAGCATCTGCTGGCGGCGCATTGCAAACATGGGATCCTGATACCCGACAATCAACACTTCGTGATATTGATATTGCACAATATGCGACCTCTGTTGATTTAAATTTGGATTTACAAGCGGAAAGTGAAAGGTGTAAAACCGCGACGCTGGATTCATTACTGAATACACAGGATCCCAATAAAAAACTCCGCTGTGGTTGGATTTATAAGAAGGGTACGCGTGGCGACCGCCCTGCAACCTCCGAAGGGGCTCTTGGAACACGTGAAAAACCCGCTGGATTTATGAAAGCTCCCGATGGCACTTGGTACTGGAATTTGGATGAGGCTAAAAAGCGTGTTCTAGGCGACAAGTGTGAAGCCATGACAAGCTGTAAAGACGTGGGATCCGCTGCATTTCAAGGATGTGCATTCAGTAAAACGCGCGGAATCGGCGTGCCCGTTGATTCCCAGGGAAATGTATTGTATCCTAGAGATCCCAGATATTCTGCACCCCAATCTAGTCTAGTTACAAATCCAGCAAGCTGTCCTGCTCCGCCGGCTGTAGGAAGCCCCCAATATCAGCTGCAGCGCAGCCGCGATGTTTGCACACCCATGCCCGATGGAAAACTATCAAGAGACTGCATGCTGCAACAAATTACAGCTGCTGGGTGCAAAATGGATGGAAGTCTTTACAATGCACTCGTATCCCAAGCGCTTCCTTCTAATTATGCAGCGGGTTTACAGTCACTTACAAGCTTTCAAAAATACCAACAGCTTGCTGCAAAACCTATTCTGGATTCCGTCATCCGCGACGGATCCACCACAGTTCAAACTGCACTGGGTACATTTCGCTCTCTTGCAGATGAATCTGCCAAGGTTGGGACAACTGCGGTGAATTTTGCGGCGCGCGATCTATGTTTAAAACGCGGGGTCATGGATGAATATGACTTCTGTGACGATTTAAATACAAATAGCGTTGCGCCGTTTGCTCTAGAATGTTTGCAGAAAGCCTTCTTACGAGCTGGAGGACAACAAAGTGGATCCATGTATCCAAGCGCTGCAAATCATGCAGATTGGAATGGTTTGGGAAGATGGCAAGCCGTTTTGGATAAAATACAAACTCTTAAAAGCCAAACCATGAATAAAAATGAGGGAATTCAGCGCGGAGCACTTCAATCCTTTATGGGTATTGCGCGCGAGCCCTATGCCACAAAACAAATTGGAAAAATTCAGGGTATTGAAGTCTTTTGGTTTAATCGTGGGTCTGGAACCTTTATTGGACGCAGAATACGGTCTGGCGCACAAGCAGACTTTCCTCGGTATTCAACCGGTGGCGAAGTTGAAGGAACCGGACTAAACGATTATGTAGAATATCTTGCTCTCACAAATTTAAGACCCCCTACAACCCAATCCATACGTATGCGTCTTGAAACGGATGATGGTGTCCTGTACACAATTAATAAAGAGGCTGACAGTCAATCTACACGCGGAAAGTATATGGACAGCGCAGACTCCTTTGGAGCCAACTGGGATCAAGGACCTACGCGTTACGATGCTAAAACATGCTGGTCTTTAAAGGCAAACGGTCCCAATTATATCAATGGATGGTGGCAAGAAACGGGCGGATATGCACATTCTCAAGTCTTTTACTCCCCATGCACATCAGTTACATGGCAACCTCTCCCAGCAGATTGGTTTAGCTTGACACAGGAGGTGGATGCACCAATGCTGAGTTGGCAAGCTACCGATTTCGGATTTATTGAACGTCGCATGCCAACCTACTTTGAATTAATACAAAGCGGGGCACAGGTAGTTAAAACCAACAGAAGCGATTTGCCATATTCATCCCTTTTACAGATTATACCCAAATCCGGATCTGCAGTTCTAAAAAAGACAATTGCATTGAATGCGTGGCGTACACTAACATTTTCTTTTATTCCTGGCTCCAATGCAACATCCAGCATTGTACTTTCTAATGGAAATACATTCACAGTGCGCATTCAAGGACAGGATGTCCAATTTGAATTCCGTTCTGCGACCCTGACTGCAACACATGTGGCTAGAAATGTACTTCTTCTAGATGGAAAAACTGCGCACTATGTGTATATAAATATGCGCAGCGACTTTGATGCGCAATTTCCCAATCGTCTAACCTTTGCGGTCGGATCTCACCAAGCATGGTTAAATGGGTCTATAAGTTTGGGCGTTCTTGGAAACAACGTGCAAAGTTTCACAACCGCTGGAAATCAACCCCTGTACAGTAAATCGGATTCTATGCAACTGATTTTGGGAGACAAGAATCGCATCATAACCGCGGCTATGCAAGTTGGATTTTTACGCCTATTTGATTACGAATTGGACAATCGCGATATTCTTCGCGATCTTAAAAACGATTGGCAGATGGCGTACTTTATGTAAGGTATGGTCATATATAGAATATATAGAATATAGAACAAACTATACTTTGTTTTATATTTTTGGATATCTATGGGGCAACTAGAATTAGTTTACATGAGACGAATTTCTGCTTTTCCAGTTGCTGGATTGACGATGATTTCGCCAAATGGTTCCTTTTCCAAATTCTGAGGAATAACGTCATCTACGTCTGGGTTTGATTTTCTATAAATTAGTCGTTGCCCTGTTTGAGGATTTTCTACAACCAAGTAACGAAGCTTGTTAATCAAAACCACCTTTACAACTTCCTTGGGAGCTTCTGGAGCAACAGTTGCAGCCGCGGCGGCTTCTTGAGGCTCTTCCCGTATACGAACCATTTGTTCAGTCCGTGTAACATCTTCGCTCAAACGAGGATCATACAAGAAATCATCCGCTCCGCCTTCCAGCACATAGCAGCGAATATCCTTCTCATTTTCAGCTTGATTGAGTTGGCAATCTACCGCCCCCGCCTTTACCCAGCGCAATACGTCGCTGCTTACTTTTTCCTTCATATTTGCAACTTTTTGAAGATACTGATCTGATGTCTCGCGCTCATCGTGATTTAAAATTGTTTGATCTACAATCGTATCTTGTCCAAATACAGATAAATAAGTATACACTTCTACATTACGTTCGTCTAGTGGGAGATCTTGGTGACTGCAAATACGTACCGCGCGACCCTTTACTTGATCTGTACGCACCTTATTCCAGTAGGGCTCCATGATATGAACTGTTCTTACATTTCGCAAAGAAAGACCCTCGGCGCCAGCACCGGTGATCATAAATACACGACACATTTCACCCTTGCGATTATCAGTGTCAATAAGCAGTTTACCATCGGCAAATTTGCTTTGACGTAAAATGTCTGTAATTTTAGGAGGCAGTTTTCCAAGACGGTTGTTGAAAATATTGATTAAAATTTGACGTGCACGAATACGCTGATCTCCACTATACGTTATATACCGCGGCTGTTCAGGGTGTTCTAAGAAGGATTTAATGGTGTCAGGATGTAAACCAGGATCCATCTCATTTTCATCTAGCTGAATTTTATGATACCCGTTGGCTTCCAAAACCATTCCAAAAATGCCAATACCCTCTAATGTCTTGAATGCACTATACACAAGGCTTGTGCCAGGGCTGGCTACTATTCGTTCTAGAATAGCTGCAAATTTAGGGGAATATGTTGTAAGCCGCTCATTTTCAGGGGCGGCTGGATCATTTTTAAAAATGAGCTCCTTTTTTGCATTTAAAGCTGCGATGGCTTCGCTTTTTCGCACTTCATACGATTTAATTTGTTGGACTGCAGCAAGTGCTTCAGCCTTGTTTGCGCGTTTAATAGTTGCTGGTTTAGGGACAGTAGCTTCTACAGCGGCTTCAATCGCAGCCGCATCACCATCCTCTGCATCTTCTATTTCTGCGACTTGTTCGGCTTGTTCGTCCTCTTCTACTTGCGCAACCGTTTGTTCAGTAATATCCTGTCCATCAGCTGCAAGCGTCGTCTCTACTTTCGCCATAGCCTTTTCCAGATCCTTCTTTGTTAATGGGAATGGACGCTCAATATCAATAGGGAACACAAAATTACACGACGCACGACTGCGGAAACGATAACTAGAGGCTGCTTTTTCATCCAGATTATATGCATCTTTCAGTGTTGTTTGCTTAGATTTCTTTAACTCGGTGCTGATTTCACCCATACGATTTTTGGTATATTCAGCTAATTGCAGTTTACTCATTTGGCACAAAACAATATCGTCTTTAATAACCTCTGGCATAAGTTCTTTTTTAGAACCTTTATAATACGATACAAGACCTGCAATTCTCTTCACAAATACATCCTTATTTTTTACAGCGAGGGATTTATCATCTATAAACATGTCCGAGAATTGTGGCTCTGTAGGAGGCAAAATGGGTAAGGCTTCATATACGGGTTCGCCAAGTGTATGGATTCCAATTGCTGCAAACTCGCGTTTTAATTGCTCAAAGAGTTCTTGAATAGTTTCTGGTTTTGTTGCATACGAGGTTTGCATAACACCTTTAAATGTACCTGTATCCTTTCCAAACACTTTTACGTATCCTTCTTCTAAAATTGTGCAAAAAAGGATACTCTTTCCACTTGAAAGTTTAGTATCATAAAAGTTGGCGCGAGGATTCTTTTCAAGAATTGCATTTACCTGTGCACGTTTATCGTCACTATTCACGTCCAGCGTAACTGTGAAACTGTTCATATATCCATGTAAAATATTGGCTAAAATACCAAACTCAACGGGCTTGTTTACAATTGGCGTACCTGATAGCGCTACAATTTTGGTATTTTTTGCGCCCACAAGAAGGCGGTAAAACATATACGCACGTTCATAGGTTTGATCGCCTTTGAGTTTTGGCTCCCAACGGTCAACGCCAACCGGTTCGTAACTTGCGGCTTTTCGTTTTCGTGATGCAGCAAGCAGCGCACCTGTTTTGCCTCGTGCTTTAGCCTCCTGATTTACAAGATATTTCTCCAATTTACCTGCCATCAAACGAGTTAAATTGTGTACTTCGTCAATAATGATAACTGCATTGTCAAATTCAGCTAACTTTTGTGGATTTGTAACGATACTTTTTAGATCTTCTGTTGTAAACCCAGTGTATCCAATAAATTTAATTCGTTCATGAATTTGGGAACGAATTTGTTCACGAATAGCCGTCTGAGCCCAAGGCGGCAGTTTGTCAAAATAGGATGGATTAGCTTTTAAAGCGTCCATATTTTCTTCTGCTTCCAAGTCGGGAACCCATAGCACACGCTGTTCTTCAGGTTTTGTGAGGACGCGCTTCATATAATCAAGACCAATACCCATGACAGACCGAGCATACGTATAGGTTACATCTACCATAGTTTTAACAGGGAAGGGAATCCAAATATTTTCCAGCCTATAATGTTTGAAACCACAAAACATAAGTTGATCAATAAAGTTTTCCTTTAGAGCTTTTGGTGTCATTACTATAATTTTCTTGTCGCTTTGACTATACAGGGCTTCTGCAGCTGCAATTGATGTGCATGTTTTCCCTGAACCAAGCCCGTGATACACAAGCACGCCCCTGTATGGACTTGCTTGACGCATGTAATCGCGAACAAACTGTTGGTATTTGTAGGTTTGAAGAGAAGAGGCTGATTTACATGCATTTGGATTAATTTCATCCCTAAGTTGGACCGGGAGTTGATAAGGAAGAAATTCAGTTGATATAAATTTATAAAATCCTTTGCGATCTTCCGGAACATATGGTTTTACGCCATCATCCTTATATGGATTTTCTTTTAATTTTGCAGTAAGATCGGCTTGATAAATTCTGAGTTCACCATCAACGGCTGCAAACTCTTTTGTTTTTTTAGGCTTATCTGTTACAGCGGCTATTGGGGTTTCTGGTACAATGACATCTTCTTTTATGGGCTGCGGCTGTGGTTTTGGTTCTAATCGGGGTTTTGGGACTGGTTTGGGTGCGGGTGCAGCGACAGGGGCTGGCGCGGGGGCTGGAGCGGGGGCTGGCGGTTTAGGTTTTTGTTCAAAAAATGTGGGTCCAGCCTCTTCTCCTTTGAATTCTTGCTGCACAACAGCAGTCATATCCTGTTGAAGTTCAGCTGGATTTGGATCTGGACCCTTTTTAAGATCCACTTTAATTTGGACTTTGCGAGGTTTGAATCCTGCTGGTTTCTTTCCCTCCATCTATATAAGCTAAAGATTGTTTCCTTCTTTATCTATCGCACATTGGTATCACGTTTTTCTAGTACTTCAAGTGCTAGTCTTGATGCTTCTTGTTCAGCCACCTTTTTATTTCTTGCAGTATAGGTTGCAACAATTCCTCCATCAATATCAAGTACACCCATTGTAAAGATCCTATCATGTGGAGGACCTTCCACATGCACCTCCTTATAACGAGGGGGCTGATGCCAACGGCTTTGATAGAATCGCAGAAGCTGATCTTTAAAGTTATTATCCTCGGTGATAAGTCCAGCAAAATCAATATATTTTTCCATAATCCGAATAAACCAGCGCTGGCATGCTTCAAATCCTCTTCCACCTTGACCTTCGTGGAAATAGAGGGCTCCAATCCATGCTTCAAGCATAGATCCCAGCATACGCAGATTGTTACGACCATTACAGACTTCTTCAACATGCCGACTAATAATCATCCATGGACTCAGACCCATTTTTCTTGCAAGTTCTCCAAGCGTTTTGTTATTTACAATGCGAGTTTTTAGTTTTGTCATAAATCCCTCTCCTTCACCAGGATACCGATCAAATACATAGAGGGCTACAATATTTCCTAGAATTGAATCGCCGACAAACTCAAATTCTTCATTATCCGCTTGTTTTAGATCCATACATCCCTCGGGTCTGGGGGCTATTTCCATAGATTCATTGGATTGTGCAGCTTGTTCTGCCCAAAGTTCTGGACGACTTACGTACGATTTGTGTACACAGGCTTGTTGAAAGATGGATGGATTGTGCAGCTTTCCACGCCATCCATACGCACGCAAGATGCGCTCAGTCACATCTTGCGTGATATCCTTATTTGTACTATTCCAGGGATTGAAGATTTTTGAAGCATCTACGGTGGACGGTTGCATCCTTGTACCTATTCCAGCGGGTCACACTTGGACCAATTTTTCTAGCCCCGAAGTCATGTTTCAGTATTTGTTAGCGTTTTATCTCTATATCTTTTACAAGTTTCATATAGAATGGCGGATCAAGTAGCAACGGCTGCTGATGGCACTATCACTCAACAAAACAATTTGAATACAGAGGCTTTAAGTGAGCCTGATGCTCAAACTCTAAATCTAAATCAAACTGCTCCAGCGGCTCCAGCGGCTCCAGCGGCTCCAGCGGCTCACAAGGGCAGACCAGCATATAGAGATGTTGGAAAACAGAGGGCTGCGGCTGCATTACAAGCACGGGTACAAGAACAAATGCCACCAGAATATAATGCAGTAAAAGCTGCAGAAGATCGTCGTCAAGAAGCAATCTCACCCTCAAGACCATTAGTAATAAATAGATTTGCAAATACGCGGCGTAATCTAAATAGTATCAGGTTACCTCCACCCCCTCCACCCGCATCTGTTGCAAATAACGCTAGAAGTGTGAATACAACAGAACGTATGGCAGAAGGTGCAAATCAACTTGAAAATGCTGAAAACTCATCAGCAACTGAGGAAAATATTACAAATCAAAATAATGCACTTTCACACGAGGATGAAGAGAAATCCATTGAAGAGCCTGGACCCGTCCTTGTAACAGGTCAAGGAGATCCTTCGCTTCCCCATATTTTAAAGATTGGTCAAGGATCTTTTTCCGAATATATTACTCTTAAACAAATCCCCATTGGAACTGCAGGTGATTTTAACGCTCTTCAAACTGGAAGCAAACACGCTGAATTACGACAAAAATATGGTGTTCAAACTGACGATCAAATAGGCGCAATGCAGCGCGCATTCGGTGTCAAACATCAGCATCAAACACCACCCATTATTGCATATATAGAAAAGGGCTGTGTTCCTAAAGGGTTTGATACTGTGCGCACTGCTTTGGAAACAAGACTTGATACATTAGATACAAATATTGACCTTATAAGAAATAGCATGGCATCCAGCCCTATGTTGCAACGTCAGAGATGGATACGAGACATTTTAGAAAAAACTAAAGACCTCACTGAAACATGCGATGATGTAAATTCTACAAAGTCTTCTGAACCAAAACCTATAGCCTCAAGCGGATGCCCTTGCTTGGATGAATTGAGCCTCTTACGTAATTTAACATATATCATTAGTTTTCTAACGGGTACAACAAACCCAGAAGTGAAGCAGCAATTAGAGCAAATTACACTTCAGCGCATGCTCAAGGCTGTTCAAAATGGAAATACGACTCAAGCATCCAAAATTCTTCAAGATATCATAAATGTCCTAGAGAGTTACATCAAAAATCCTGTACAAAAAAATATACCAGTTGAGGATACTCGTATACAAGCAATCCTGAAACCCGTATATACTACATTAAGAAAAATACGCGAAAAACCAAATGCTATTCAGTCCGCCCCTGAAGTTATTACTGTAGACACTGTTATGCAAGAATTAAACAAAGTGGTAGGTATATTAGAAGAAACACGGAAAAAAGGATCTGAATGTGAAAATCTTGAAAAACGTATTCATGAACTTGAGGAAGAGTTGGAAACCGAACGAAAAAAAAGTGTGACGGCTGCTGAAACCGCTGATGGATCTCAGGAACAGATACTTGCATTGCAAGAAGGGTTGGAAACATTTGCCAAAACACTAGAAACAACAAAAACACAACTTGCCCAGACACAGGGAGAATTAGATTCTGCTCGTGAAGAACTTAAGACTAAAGTGGGTGAAATGGCTGCAGAAGTATCTAGATTGACGGAAATTATAAGGGGGCATGAACAAACAATTCAAGAAAAAGAGAATAGTATTCATGAACTTGAGGCTGATGCAGAAGACACAAAGGGGCAAACCGAGTCTTTAAAAGAAATTATTACAAATCTCACAAGGCAAAAAGAGGAACTTGTATCTATACATGCGGCAGATGTTGCGTCTGTTCAAAAGCAGATAGATGAAAAGGAAGCGGAAATAGGTGGCTTGCGCGAACAATTGGCGGCGGTTGCGGCTGATGCGGCTGAAAAAACCGGGCAATCAGAAGTTGTCGCGGGACATTTACAAACACTAACAGAGTCATTAAAAAGATCTGAAGAAGAAGCAAATGGATTACGAGAAGAAAAAAAGGCTTTGGAGGATGCTGTTACGATGTTAAAATCCATGATTAAGGACTTGAATCTTCGTTTACAGGGGCGGATTGCGGCGGGTGAAGCTGCATTACGCGCATCTCAAATGCGCGAGGAACATGGCGAAGAACGGATTGCAGAGCTTGAAAAAACAATATCTGAATTACGAGGCGACTTACAGACTAAAGAGGATGAAAAGGCGGCGGCTGATACTCAACTTGTAGAACTTCGTATGCGTATAGAGGAAAACGGGTCTGAACTTGCTGGGTTGAAGGATCAAATTGCACAGCTTACCGCTGAAAAGGTACAAATTGCTGAAAATCTAGATGCTGAAAAACAAAAAAGCGCTGAATTTGAAACTGCAAAAGCTAAATGCGAAGAAGAAAAGGCTGAGCTACAAAAAGAACTTGGCGAGCAACAAACGATTGCTGGAAATTTACGTGCAGAATTAGCAACAGCAACTGCTGATGGTCAGAGTAGTAAATCAGATAAGGAGGTTTTGGAGAAGGAGTTAGCAACAGCTATGGCAAAAATTGCGTCTTTAGAAGCGTCTCTAGAGCAAGTTACATCTCATTCTGCGGCTGCTCAAATTCAAGTAGATGAAGCTCACAAGGCGCAACTTGCGGCGCTTGAAACAGAATTGAACACTGCAAAAGCTGAAGTAGAACGCATTAAACATATTGCTGAAGAGGAGCGACAAGCCTTAATTCGCGCACAAGAAGAAGAAATTGCTGGAAAAAAGGCGGAAATAGAATCTCTTGAAACAAGGCTTCAATCTGCAATTGAAACTGCCGCTGAAAAGGGCACATTGGAAGCGCAACTTACAACTAAAACGGCTGAATTAGAAGCCGCAAATGCTGCGCTGGCTGAATTGCGAGACGAGTTGTCGAGCAGACCCACGCAAGCAAATATAGATTCCAGAAATGCAAGACTTGCTGAAAAAGATGCTTTGCTACAAGAAAAGGAAACTAAAATAAAAGATTTGGAGGGTAAACTTGCAGAGATAAATGAAAAACATACAACGTTAAGCGGCGAATTTGATGCCATGAGTGGCGAAAAGGATACATTACTATCTGGATTGGCAGCCGCAGAAGAGGAGGCTGCTGCGAAAGATGCTAGGCTCGCAGAACTTCAAGGGGAATTAGATCATGCGAAATCAGTTATTGATGCTCAAGCAGATGCACTAGCAGCAGCACAAGGATCCAGTGGTGTGACAAAAGAGCGTCTGAATACCTTGATGGGCTATCTTTTAATTAATCCTGAATTACAACAAAAAGCGCAGGAATTTTTGAATGGGGATGATTCTGCAATTGGTCCTATACAACGAGATCTATGTGAACTCTATGAATATTTAGGAAGCGTTCTCAATCTTCAAATCAGAAAAATAGACAGTTCTGGACTTCCAAAAGAAGCCAAACAGGATATATTTAGTATCTTCAAATCTATACCTGCATATGATGAATATAAACTGTTGTCCGAATTAAACACGGTTTTCCAAGAACTTTTTGTGCAAATTGCACAAACAAGCACAATACCAAATGATTTAATGTTGAAAAAAGAATACCCCGAGCTCACCAAAACTCTCGGAGGATATGCACTTGAAGGTGGAAAACCCCTGAAAATAGAGGGTCGTGACTTAGATAAACTTATTATTGAATTAAATACATTTGGGTATTTGAGCAGTGTATCCATAGAACCTCGCCCTGGATCCTTTTTCATCCTTAAGAAAAAAGGGTTTACAATTTCTCAAGAATTTGCAACAAACAATCAGACCCATATGACGCCGCTCGTAATCCTAGGAATTAAAATGATACAGTTGATGGCAAAACTATTACGAGTCAAATATCAAGATTTGGCTACCCGCTGTGGCGCCGCTATTGGTGTAGACGTAGAATCTAGAGAGAGTTCCCCCGCGCCCTCTCTTGATATAAATGATCCGGTTGCAGCTGCAAAGCGGGAATTTGACATGTCAGTAAAGCAATTAACATCAAATCTCTTAATACAACATATTAATAAATATTCAAACCTATTAATTGACCCTAACAGCCTGAAGGTGGATCAATTGAAACATTTTCCTAAGCGTCTTGCATATGCAGTTCTCTTGAGTAATTACGCACACCATTTAGTACAAACTAAACCTACATTATCTCTTGCAAGAATGATTGAAAGCCGCGCAGATGTCTTGGACGGTGCAATCAAGTCGCATGAAAGTAAACCCGAATATACTGAAATAGTTAGCAGAGCACGCGGAGATGCAGCAGCCTAATTTTGATTTTTGGCGCCGTGTCAAATACAGTTTTTACGCAACCCTGATTTTCATTTTGATAACAAACCCGATACTCTATCAATTTACGGAATTAGTGTTTCAAATAAAAAATCCTGCTCTACAATACTTCTTTCATGTCTTTCTCTTTTTTATTGTAAGTTTAGCAGTTATGATGTTTCCGAGGGATTAATTGGCGGCGGTTAATTTTGTATCTACACAATATCCTATATTTTGTAGATACAGAGGATGTATATTCCAAAAATTATTCATCAACTGTGGATTGGCAATAAGCCCGCTCCAATTAATCTAATGAATACATGGAAAGATAAACATCCAGAGTTTGAATATATACACTGGAATGAAGCTGAAATTCTAAAAAGGGGTATTGTATTTGAATGTCAGGATAAAATTAATGAAATTGAGGAAATTAATGGCAAGGCGGATATCATGCGATGGGAACTTTTATATAGATATGGTGGTATTTTTATTGACGCCGATTCTATTTGTATTGAGCCACTTGACACCTTATTAGATTTAAATAAATCATTTGCTGGATATGAAAATGAACGTGTGAGGGCGGCTGGTTGGTCCCAACTTGCTGAAGTTTTAGGACCTACAAGACCATTGATTGCAACTGGAACAATGGCATTTCCACCGAATCATGGAATTCCTAAACTCGCCATTGAATGGATAAAACAAAATCATGTATCCAAAGAAAAATCAGGATGGCGTGCATGGGTCACCGTTGGTCCTGGAATGTTGACAAGGTTGTTTTTTTCAAAACCATGGAGCGACATGACTATATTACCAAGTTACACATTTCTTCCAATTCATCACACAGGGTTGAGATATGAAGGACATGGAAAAGTCTATGCATTTCAAGAATGGGGGTCAACTAATAACTCTTATGATTCCATGAACTCTTCTGCTTTACCGCCATCGGTATTACCGCCAACAGAGGCAGTGTCTATTCTGATTTCAAGCTACAATACAAATTGTCAATATATTGTACAGTGTTTAAATTCAATTAAAAATCAAATAGGTCATTACCATATGGAGATTGTATGGATAAACGATGGTTCGGATGCATTAAATACAACCTTATTAAAACGCGCATTGGATTATTTTACCAGTACAACACGATTTGTAACGGTTATATACCATGAAAATGAGACAAATATGGGAATAGGGGCGACCTTGGCAAAAGGAATACATTTGTGTACGCACGATATTATTCTAAAAATGGATAGTGATGATATTATGAAAGAGGATAGAGTCAAAACACAGCTGGAATTTATGAAAGCTAATCCACATGTACATATTTGTGGAGGACAAATTGGAATGTTTAGAGACTCTCCAAATGCAATTGTAAATACAACAAGTCATAAATCATTAAGATGGGATGAATATAAAAAACAACCATCGCACTGGTTTATTAATCATCCAACTGTATGTTACAGAAAACAGTCTGTACTTGATGCTGGAAATTACAATAAGGATTTTCGCGAAATGGCGGAGGATTTTGATTTGGAGTTAAGAATGCTTAAAACACATAAATATATTCATAATTTAGACCAAATTTTGGTGTATTACAGACTACATCAAAATCAAGTTACTGCAAAAGGAAATAAGGATCCTCAATACTGGAATACAAAACGTACAGATATTATCAATAGACTAATCAATGAATAATCAAATTACATATTCGCCTCAAATACGGCATGCATTGTTTCCATTATATTCTCTGAAGATTCGGCTTGATACCCGAGGTTTGGAACATGTATAAACCATTTTGATAATACGCTTTCCTCAGTTACACGTGTATCGCTATTGTAGGATTCTTCCGTTTGTGTTTTAAAGTATTCAAGTAAGGTTGGTGCAAATTCCTTTGTAATCATATATCCAGCTGCAACTTGAGCATGTTCGGGTTTTACCAGAAACTTATGTTCTGTTTCTGTTGAAGTAAGAGCATCGTGTGTAAACTGAACCAAGTCAAAATCCACTTTAACAAAAAATACTCTTGCAATATAAATCCAAAACTTTACTCTATCCACTGGACTAAAGTCGTCTTCAAAAATACAGCATACCGGATGACCAGATTCTATAAATGCTTCCAATACTTTAATGTGACTTTGTATTTTAAGATATGCATTGTCTTCACTGCAAACAGCCTCTATACGCTCAATCTTATTCTCCGGGACACATTCTTTTAACCAGCCCTTCATATGTTCCTTACGATCAGCTCGTTGTTCAGAATTAATGAAATAAATTTTATCAATGCGAACCATGATTTTGCAATCTACTCATACTGTCCAATTCCTATTTTGTAGAAAATCGCACATATAGTTACACCATATAGTTTACAACAGATTTTTCAATATCACTATATGATTCTAGTTGATATCCGAGTCTTGGATAATATACATACCATTTATAATATGGCATTAAGTTATCCCAATATGCATCTAAGCAATAGTCTCCATTCCTCAACCCATATTTGTTATAATGATCAATTAATTTTAACATACCTTCTTTAAAATTTTCAATAAGTTTAGGAGCAAATTCACGAGTAATTAAATATCCAGATGAAGTTTGTGCATGAGATGGCTTTACTAAAAAGTCATGGCTAGAATCTGTGGATCTTAGTTTATTATAAGAAAGCTGAATTATATTAAAATCAACATTATTTTCAAAAATTTTTAAAATTGATGACCAATATGTATTTTTATCTATGGGATTATAATCATCTTCAAAAATACAACAAACTAAATGTTCGGAATTTAAGAATCGTTCTAATGTTTTAATATGACTTTGGATACATCCAATTTCACCCCTTTCTTTATTATATACTGCAATAATGCGCTCAATTTTATCCTTAGGAACACCTGATTCATGTAACCACGATTCCATGTGTTCTTTGCGATCTGTCCGATGTTCTAAATTGATATAATATATTATATCTATACAGTTCATATAATTAATTTACTAATATTTTTTCTTTAAATAGACTACACGATACTGATTCTCAAATGCAGCTTTTTCAGCCTCCTGATGACATACAGTCTCCGGCTTTCCAGTTGCTTTTAAGGTTGCATACACTGCAGCCCCTAACCACATAGCTGCTTCTCCCAAGCTGGGGTCTAAACCCGGAAGGGGCTTCCAAGTATACCATTCGCCCCCGCTTTGTGCAATCCATTCTTGATTCATTCAGTTTTCTCTATTTGTATTTGACGACAAGCTTTACATCTTTTCTTCAAGTAGACTAGATATGAAGCCCTCTCTCATTGCACTTCTTGGACTGACTGCTTTTATTATTGGTCTTCTGGCAATTACATACCTTGGCTTAGCATACGAAGGATTTGCCGATAAGCCAATTGGTACGACAAATTCCCGCGGAACGTTTACCATGTATTACGCCGATTGGTGCCCCCATTGCAAAACTGCTAAACCCATGTTTGTGGACTTTATGGGATCTGGTGTCATCCAAGTAAACGGTCAGGATATAAAGGTGAAGATGGTTGAGGAAAAACAGGTACAAAAGGGCGTTGATCCTGAAGTAAAAGGGTACCCTTCTTTCCTGTATTCTGACGCCGCTGGAAAAGTGGTTGAATATAACGGTCCTCGCTCTCCCGATGGATTTATGAAATTCCTTGAAACACAAATTCTTTCTTAGATTGTATTAGGATATGGAAGATTTTTCTCAACAATTGGATGAAATAGAGTCTATTCCATCCAAAAGAATAAAAAAGCCATCTGGTCATGTGGCTGCTGGGAAAAAGTGGGATACATCTGAAAAGGGGCGTATATGGAAAGAACAGACTATTCGGGCAAAACATGAATTACGCGATATTATTAAACAACGAACAGGATTGGATACGTTTGCAAATCAGCGCATGACTTTAAAATACGCTGGATTTATTCGTGATGGAAAGAAGGCGGATGCTAAACGTATTATAGAACAGGTTATAGAGAGCGCAAAATTATACAATAAAAAGGGTACACGAAAAATACAGCGAGGAACGCTCCAGCGGAATCAACAGCGGCGAAATAAAACAGAGAGGCGGAATATAACACAATCTTCAAACAACAGGATGCGAGCACTAAATTCAGAGGAGGGGTTTAAAGAAAATCCAGCTGAATTTCCAGCGAATGCAAATTTCCAGCGAGTCCAACCTCCTAGAACATCTCCACCTTCCCCTCCTACTTTTCAACCAATCCAATATCAATCACAAAATTCAGCTGATTTTTTAAATGATGAAATTCAGCTCCCAGACTTTCTAGACTAAGATACACTATGTCGCCGCTTTACAAACGGGGACTGCTGTGCAGTTCTAAAAAATGCTTTTGTAGCCTTATACCCTATGTCTACAAGAGTCTCACGTTCCTGTACAGATGCTTCAAAATGTAACGATGAAAATTCAGCACATGGTAAAATAATTGTACGACACCTATGATGATCAAGTAACATTTGATAGGATGGTCTATAATATCCAGAAGTAACAGCCCCAATAAATTCAGGTAATTCATGTATTTGTAGGGGGATTTTACTATGTTCAAACACAATCCCCAGCGTTTCGCGCGCGTCTTGTTCTGTTAAATAGTGTATTGGATAATTGTCAAATACGCCGCCATCTACCAGATATGTATTTGTATCTGGATGTTTCAAAGGAATAAAATAGATGGGAATACACATAGAAGCGCGCAAAGCAAATACAATAGGAATTGTAGGTGTAGTATTTGCTGAAAATTCAACAGGTTTCAGAAACTGAATATCAGATGCCCAAAGACGAAGACCTTTTGTACGCCCTGACGCATTTAAATCTTGAAAGGTTGCATTTGGTTGAAACCCCTTATGATGCAATATTTTATGAATAAGCCGTTCCAAGTTTTCACCAGAATCAATGCCAAATGTTTCTAGAATTTGAAATGGATTCTCCGATTCTACAGAACGAACATTTCCAAAATTATATTCAAAGCAAAACCGTTCCAAAACGGACATTTTGTACCCCAAAGCTAGCATAAGCGCTACAAGACCTCCTGCAGAAACTCCACAAAATTCATGCACGTGCTCTAAAAACTGCATTTCATTCAATGCGCGCAATACGCCAACATAACTTACAACACGAATCCCGCCACCTGAAAATAAAAGGCGGCGCGGTGGAATATAAGGGGGAATGCGCATATCTGTCGTGATACCGAAAGATCAGATTAAGTAGGAGTTTTATGGCAGGTATTGGACCAAGATCAGATATCCCCGTTTTGCCGCCAAACACGCTGTTTGATAAACGAAGAGAGCGCGATGGAGCTCGTCTCAAAGCATACAACAAAATCTTAGAACAAATTTATTCGCGGATTAAAACATCAAGTCGTGAAGGAGGCGATCCATGGATACTTTATAACTGTCCTCCATTTGTTCTTGGATTACCAAAAATAGATTTAGAAGACTGTATAGTATATTTAGTATATATGTTACGAACTCAAGGATACGAGGTTCGGTATACCTATCCGAATCTCTTATACATTAGTTGGAAACATCACGAAAAAGACTATATCCTTAAAGGGTCTCCTATCATGCAAAGCATGTTGGCTTCTCAAAATACAAAGCCAAAGAATGAATTAAGAGGACAAAGTGCTACAAGAGTGCGTTTTGCAGACCAGATTATGAGTTCATACTCACCGCAACAGGGGACTCAATTTGGTTCTGTACCACAACGTCCGACTACAATGGGACGTGCTCCTCCCAAACGGGTTGAGACATACGAGCCCCCTACTAGCTTCTTGGACGCTGTTGAAAAAGGTGCGGTTGCAGAACCCCGAAAAGAGGCTTTGAATGACTTTTTGAATTTTTAATATTAAATTAAGGAATGCAATAACGCCCATAAACGCTTTGCAACTGCTGGACCAAGGCGTCGCTCTCCAACCTTTATTTCTGCTAGAGCTTTTTCTTCCATACCTAAAAGTTTCTGCCAAGACCCAGTTGCTTCCCAAATTGCGGTTGCAGATTTAGCACTTACTCCAGGACATCCTTGGAGAGATCCACATGCAAACGCCTTAGGATCATCCTTATTCGCCTTTTTTGTTGTATGCATAACATCAGTATAACTAAGCTGCTCGCCTTCAAAGACTTTAGGATCTTCTGCAATCTGAGACGCGAGAAGTCTAAGAGCTTCAGCCGTATCCTCAAGCGACTTTGTATAAAGTACAGCTACACCATATCGTAAGACAAGTCTGTTTACCAGTTTTTGAAGTGCAGGGCGCTCTAGGGAGCGGCGGCGCCCATCCAATCCGCCCTCTAAAACATAAAGGGCTTTTGCCTTGTGTTCTGCGCAATACGCAAGAAGGCGTGTACGTTGTTCTCTGTAACGACCGTCTAAGAAAGAGGCTTCAAAGTCAGCTGTTGTTTTTCTTTCAATTACAAGAACTGGTGTTTCTTCTGATTGAGTTCGTTGTTTAATCCAACAATCGCCAACTGGGAGTTGTTGCGTGGGCGTTTCTGGAAAAAGCCCAATAAGTCCGTGTTCGCGTGTATCCAACACAATAGACATACTGTGTTGATTATACCTGGTTTGGTTTAGGTTCTTATTCAATGACGGCGACTCTTGTGACCCTGTTTGCGACTCGCCTTGCGACTTCCCTTGCGATGACGACGGCGACCTCCTGCCATGTTTTCGCCTTGTAATTTGGTACTTGCATTTTCCTGCGGAGGCTCTTCTACAACAACATTTTTTAGGCGATTTACATTAATGGCTGCATTATTGCGACGAGATTTATTGCGATTGTTACCATTGTTACCATTGTTACGTCCAGGGGTCCCGGGGTCACTTCCATTTGTATTCACACGTTGTGTTGTGCCCATTTCAACATTATTGTTCGCTCTGTTTGTGCGTGGAGCCATTGCACTCACGTTCATTCTATTTCCAGCCTCGCCCGCTTCAACATTTTTGTTTACTCCATTCATGCGTGGAGCCGCAGCCGTCCCAACCGTTGCATTTGCTTTGCTTCCAGACGCACCCATTTCTTCTACTTGTACTGACGAATTACTCTCAGGAGAACTAAAAAATCCTCCCATCGGGACACTCTATTTAGATATATGAATTATCCCCATTGTTGCCATTGCATCTTGGGACCAAAAATTCCTTCTAAATTAGGATTATAGTTGCTATAGGACTGGCGTTTTGCACCTTGGCTCTCACCAGCCCCATAAGGAGCCAGCCCCACATTAATTTCAGAAGCGGCTCCTGGAACAACAAGCATTTGGCTTGGTTCTACCATAGGATTTAATGCATTGTTTTCATTACCCCCGCGTTGCACTTCATCTTCATATACAATTTTAGGATTCTTCTCCATTGTCTCATACACTTCATAGACATTATTCGCCTTTTTAGCTACACTCGCAACAAGACCCTTTTCTCCGTAAATTCTTTCAATTAGTTTCTTAACAGATCCTTCGTCTACCGCTTTTAGATCTGCAGTTGCAACTGGTTGATATGCTTTCAAAGCATCCTCCTCCGCTTGGTCGGCGGCGTTATCCGGAGGCAAGACTTTCATAGACTCAATATCTTCAAATGTCTCTTTTGCAAATGGCGCAGCTAATCCAGTCTTGTCTTTTACAAAGAGGCTCTGTTGGGCTTGGAAAAGACTGCTGCTGGGGGGCAGCTGAGACCAATCAAATGGAAACCGACGGCGCGCCATGTTGATAGCCTCCTTTGTTGGATCGTATCCACCCTCATTTTGAAACACAAAATCTTGTTCAAAATCACCATATTTATCTTCATTTGTTACGTAGGGTTTTGTTTGGTTGCTCGTGTCCAATACAGTGCGACAGTTTCTATCTTGAAACCCGTCACGATTATAATAGCGACCGCCCAGATAAAAAAAGATATATCCTAAGAATACAATCACCGCAAGCATTACAGCGAAATCCATGTCTTGCGACTCTCTGTTTGGGAAATGGAATTTCACAGATGATAATAGGATGCGCGGAGGTGCAACAAAAACGAGAAAAGCAGCTAAAGCAGCCAAGAAAAATAGCCCTCCCCGAAGCACGATGGGAAGACTCTTGCCGCCGATAGATATCAAGGAAGACTCTCAATTACGTGAGTTGGAGAAAAGAATCAAAGAGGGACCCTTGACTCTTGTGCTCGTCTATGCAGACTGGTGCGGTCATTGCCAGAAATTCAAGCCCACCATGGAACAACTAGAAAATATCCCTGAACGAAGCATTCAAACAGCTCGTATCCGGGACGATATGTTTCCTAAATCCCCCATTTCTTCTGCAAAGATTGAAGGATACCCAACATTAATGCTTGTAGATAAATCCGGAAACGTAGAAAGTTTCAAAACAGAAGACGGACAAGTTACAAATGCAATTCCAGACCATACAAATGTTCAAAAAATGACAGCGCTCGTTCGTACAGCAGGACGCAAAGAAGGGCTAAATGCATTAGAAGAGAGCAAAGAACCCGCTACAATTTCGGTTCAGCCACCCTCTATTAGCAATTTATCCAATGCAACTGTGAATCCCAGCATTGCAACACCCGAAATTCCTAAAAATATACTCGCCGACCGTTTATCAGAGTCTAGTGTTCAAAAGCTAAATGCAAACCTTGTAAGGTCTTCCAATAGTTTGTTGAAGGAGGCAACTGCCCCTATGAAAGGGGGGGCGCAAACTGGTGGAAGCCTCTGGTCTCAACTCATGGTTGCATCCGGTCGTTTAGCACCCGCCGCCGCCCTTTTTATGGGGGCTGAAGCCTACAGACAAAAGCGTAAGAGTCGTCGCAGCCGCCGACGCAGTAGCAAGTCTAAACGTCGTGCGATGACACGTAGACGTTAAATTTAAAGGATGTTTAACCTGGTGATCAAAAAATTGAGACCTATTTTTTAATCTGTTGATCAAAAAATTGATTGCGGTGCTTAGAGCTCTTGAATGTACTCCTACTAGCATATAGCGTAAATGCCTGTCCACTTTCATATCTTGGACGTTTTCGCTCGTGATGAGAAAATCGTAAGCGAAAACGAAGAGGAAGTCCTGGTTCAGTATTCCTCCAATTCTGAAAACTCTGATGATGAAGAGTTTCAGAGGGGGCGCAAGGGATATAGTGGTGCTGGAACTCCTGCCCAAACCTTCAAAGGCGATCACACTGGAAAATCCATTGTAGTACATCTCTTTGGAAAGACCGCTGAAGGATACAATATTCGTGCAGATGTTAAAGGGTTCAAACCCTTCTTCTACATTCGGGCTCCAGAAGGAGGTCCTACAACTCAAACTCGGGCGGTAAATGCTGTACGCGAATATCTGCGCAGACATATTAATCCTACTGCTGTCTTTAAGAGCATTGAAATTGAGAAATGCAATCGCAAAGAACTATTTGGATTTACACAAAATCGTGCCGTCCCTATGATTAAACTGACAATGCCTTCAATCGCAGTCTTTCGCGATGTCAAGAACTGTTTCTGCAATGGTGCCTGGGAACCTGAACTCAAGAAACTCATGGGCAGAGACGATCTTCTCGGCGAGCCCTTTCCCAAAGGCGCGCCTATGGTCTATGAAGCCAATCTGGATCCCATGCTTCGGTTTCTGCATCTTCGGAATTTGAGCCCCTGCAATTGGGCAACTCTGACCGAGGTAGAGCCAGATGAACTTGACACGGATGGCGTTTCAATCGTTGAATGCGAGTGGACCGAGATTGACCCCTGCAAGACACCCCCTGCTGCAACTGCACCCTTTACGATCGCGTCTTGGGATATTGAGTGTATGAGCACTTCTGGAGCCTTTCCTATGGCTACTAAAGGTGATCCCATCATTCAGATCGGCGTAATCTTGTCAAGCCTAGGATCCACCGCGCCTCCAGAGAAACACATCTTCACTCTTGGAACTTGCGATCAAATTCCTGAAGGGCGCGTCTATGCATTCCCTGACGAAAAGAAACTCCTGACTGCATGGTTTCGTTGGCTGAATGAAAAAGACATTGATATCTTCATTGGATACAACATCTTTGGTTTTGATGAAAAATATGTTTGGGAGCGGTGCGAGCAACTTGGTCTTGCGACCCGCGATGACAGAGGAAACGGTATGGCGATTCTTGATGAACTGCGCCAATTGAACCGTCTGAGCGAAGTGGGCGGAGAAATGTCTCTGGAGACCAAACGTCTCAGCAGTTCTGCAATGGGAGATAACTTCCTCTATCTCTGGACAACTGCTGGGCGTCTCCGCGTAGATCTCTATCATTACATCAAACGCGGGTATCCCCTGCCCTCCTACAAACTAGATGATACCTCGCGCAACTTTCTCGGCGAGTCCGTCAAGAAGATTAATGAAAAAGTGGATGCATGGGAGCTCACCATTGGCTCTACAACCAAACAGGACGTGGCTAAAGGGCGCAGTGTAGTGCTTCTGAACGCCGGTGGCGACACACTGTGCGAAAAGCTTGATGTTCTAGAGTATGAACCTGGGCGACTTATTGTAAGCCTTCCAGTGGATGTCCTAGCAGATGAGGTCGCAAAATGGGCGGTTGTAAAGGATGATTTGAGTCCGAAAGAAATGTTCAAAATGCAAGGTCAGGGACCATCTGAACGAGCCATCATTGCACGCTATTGCGTTCAGGATTGTCAACTCGTCCTTGACCTCTTCAAGAAGCTAGACGTATTTAACAATGCAATGTCCATGGCAAACGTTTGCTCCGTGCCCGTAGGCTACATCTTTCTACGGGGACAGGGTGTCAAAATTGAATCGTTGATGTTCAAATATTGCCATGAATCCGAACAGTGTATCATGGTCCTACCCGCTGCGAGGGGCGATGCAGAAACCTACGAAGGTGCGATTGTGTTGGATCCTAAACCTGGGTTCTACACGACCCCCGTAGGTGTAGCAGACTTTGCATCTCTGTATCCGAGTACCATCATCTCCGAAAATATCAGTCACGATACGCTCGTGTGGGTAAAGGATTATAATGACGCAGGAGAGCTCATCGCATTTCAATGGGGTAGTGACGCTTATGACAATGTTCCTGGCGTGCGCTACACAGACATTGAGTACGATAATATGATTGATGATCCTGAAGACATGCGAAAGATGAAGCGGAAAATCAAAGCGGGCACTCGTGTCTGCCGATATGCACAGGACGTAATTGGAACTATTCCTAAGATTGTGGCTGGACTACTCGCGGCTCGTAAGGCGAAACGTAAGGAGGGAGAGAAAGAGACCGACCCGTTCCGCAAAGCCCTACTGGATTCGGAACAGCTGGCGTATAAACTCACGGCTAACTCTCTTTATGGTCAGTTGGGCTCTGGTACATTCAAAGTTCGCCTCAAGCCTCTAGCTGCATCCGTGACTGCATATGGTCGTAAACAGATTATGTTTGCCAAGGCGGCAATTGAGGATCGCTATGGTGCAAACGCGGGTCATCCTCACTGCTGTGCCACTGCTGAAACTGTTTATGGTGATAGTGTGAAAGGTGATACTCCAATCTTTATTAGAAAAAATAAAGGAAATCCTGAAATTGTAAGAATGGATGAACTTGTTAAAAATAATTCATGGAATATTTGGCATGAAACAAAAGAGGCTGTTGAACTTTCAAATATTGAAATTTGGACTGAAAAGGGGTGGACGCACGTAGATCGTATTATTCGTCATCGTCTAGCGCCTTCAAAGAAAATGTTTCGTATTCTAACACATACTGGTGTAGTGGATTGCACAGAAGATCATAGTCTAGTAGATAAACATGGAAATGAGCTAAAACCTGGAGATGTAGGTGTAGGACATGAACTACTCCATAACGATATGTTCCATAAAGAATTCAAAACTGAAGAATGTAATATTTCATCAGAGGAAGCATGGGCTATGGGGCTCTTTCTTGCAGATGGTTCATCTGATGGTTATCAAGTGACTGGTGGTATTAAATATACATGGGCTATTAATAAAGCAAATAAAGAACTACTTGAAAAAGCATCCAAATATCTTCCATTTGAGACGAAAATTCTAGATACCCTAGAAAGTTCTGGAGTATATAAACTTATTCCAGTGGGAAATCTAAAAGATCCTGCGCTAAAGTATCGTTCTATGTTCTACAATGATGCGCGTGAAAAACGAGTTCCATCTTCTATTCTAAATGCACCCACCCCTATTGTAGAATCATTTATGAAAGGATTCTATGCAGGTGATGGCGATAAAGTGGGGCAGCTGAGTGGAAACTATCGTTGGGATCAAAAGGGAAAAGAGGTGTGCGCGGGTCTTGCAATTCTAGCACAGAGACTAGGATATTCAATTAGTGTGAATGATCGTGCAACTAAACCAGATGTATTCCGCATCACATGCACCAAATCATATCAACGTAAAAATACGATTGTAATCAAAAAAATGTACGAAATTGATACACATGACATTGAATATGTATACGATCTTCAAACAGAAAATCATCACTTTGCAGTCGGACCTGGTAATCTAGTCGTTCATAACACAGACTCTCTCTTCATCAACTTCAATCCTCGTAATCCTGATACGGGTAAACCACTAGAAGGGACTGAAGCAGTGAAAAAGACTATTGAATTAACCGAAGAAGCTGGTAAATTTGTCAGTAAAATGCTAAAAGCCCCTCATGACTTTGAGTTTGACAAGGTGTATTGGCCATTCATCATCTTTAGCAAAAAGCGTTACGTGGGCTATAAATATGAAGATGCAGATAGCCACGTGCTCTGGTTTATGGGCGTGGCGCTCAAACGACGAGATTACGCTGCAATTGTAAAACGTATTTATTCCGGTGCACTCAATATTCTTCTGAATGAACGCGATGTGCCCAAAGCGGCTAAATATGTACAAGATGCGGCTGTAGAATTGGTAGATGGCAAATATGGACTGCAGCCTCTGACCATCAGTAAAAGCCTCCGTGCGGAATATGCAGATCCTTCACGCATTGCTCATAAAGCGCTTGCAGACCGTATTGCAAAGCGCGATCCTGGAAATGCCCCCGCATCTGGCGACCGCATTCCATTCGTCTACGTCCAAGCTCCAACTGGTCAAGCGGCTCCGGAACTTCAAGGAGACCGTATTGAGACGCCCTCTTATATCAAAGAGAAAGGTCTCAAACCTGATTACATGTTCTACATTGATCACCAAATCGCCAACCCTGTATGCCAACTCTTTGGAATCGTAGTGGATCAAATCCCTGGATTTGATTCCTACAAGCCGCGAGGAGGGTGGAAGACAGACAATCCTGAAACGCTGATTACACAGCGCGAGACAGCAGCTTACGAGCTCCTGTTTCGTCCAGCTATTGATCGGAATAATATGGGTGCAAAACGCGCCTTTGCACAAATGTTTGGAGGATCGGTGGAAAGTCAACCTGGTGAACCTCCCGCAAAACGCGCCATGCGTTCGGCGGCGGCTGCTCCAGTGAGACGAGTTGTAAAGGAGTCTACACAAAGCACTCTAGACAGCATGTTCATGGCAACTATGCAACTTGGTGCGCTAAAATCAGCGGCTAAACAAAAAAAGGAAGCCGAAAAGTCTGATAAAGCGGCAAAAAAGAGTGATAAAAAGTAAGCTTAACGGCGATTGCTGCGACGACTGCGACGACTGCGGCGTGTTTTGTGGCGACGCGTTTTGAGAAGATGGCGTGAACCTGGTATTCTTGCCATTCCTGGACGAACGTGTAGCGGCATTGGTGATACAGATTGTACATTTTTATTAGTTACAGATCTTGCAACGCCTTGTATTGGTTGAAATGTTGCACTTTGAGGGCGTACATTCCGAGTATTTTTTTCAATAGATGCAATCGCTGCACGCGGCATATTTAACGCAGCAGCTTCAAGTCCAATATATTGAGACGCATTTGTTGAACTTGATGCGTGTACCGGACTAGGAGAGCGCGATGCGCGCTTTACTGGTGTTATAGGTCTTCTCTGTGGTCCGTTCATCCTCTCTATCTATAGGGTGCATAAACCATTGCTAAAAGTAGAAAGAAGAGACGATGGGAAACTCGCTATCGGGATTTCAAGATTCGCCGCTTCAACCAAATAAACCACCAATTTGCTGTAGTTCTGGGGCGGCGGCTCTTTTCAGAGCAGAGCATATTGACAATTACAGAATGATAGTTGAACAATCGCCGATTAATGCTCGTGCACGCGCGGGACATGACTATCTTCCATCTCTTGTTTCAGTTTCCAAAGAGATCCCTAGAATAGACCCTAATGAACCATGGCCTGGCGGACAAGTTGTTTGGATGGATCCGACGGCTGACGCTGGATTACCACACACGCGGGCTCCAGATTTAATTTGTATTTCAAGGGATTTTCCTTCTGCAGATTTGCAATCAACGATACTACATGAGCGGGTACATGTGAGCCAGCGATTACATCCAACTGCATGGAAAGACATATTTGAGCCTTGGAGCTTTAAAATCTGGAATGGATCATTACCTTCTGAAATTGAATCCAAACGCAGAATTAACCCTGATTTACTTGGCGTACCCCTATATATATGGAAAGATACATGGGTTCCATTAGCTCTATTCAAATCTTCAAATCAACCTAGATTAACAGAGATTGATCTTGTTTGGTGGGATGCTAAATCACGAACCCTGCTGCGGCAACCACCACCTAGCTGGACTGCATTCTTTGGGTCTATACCTGCAGGAGAACACCCCTATGAAATCATAGCATACCTGGTAGCAGCAAACCCAAAAGAAAATAGCGCGTATAATACGATTAAATCCCGACTGATGCAGCTTCCAAAAAACTCGGTTTGACGATATAATACTAGGAGGTTGTAATAGATTAGGGGGCTTTAAAACGATGGACCTTATTCCCAAAATATGGGGAGATTTAAAAAAATTGGGGTTTGAAGGTTCTATATCTAGTTTTGATGAATTATGTAAATGGATAAAAAAGATGAACTTAATCTATTCTCCGCCCAAATTAAGTATCATTAATAATAGATATGCTGTAAATGGATACGAATATAAAAATATAAAACATTTTATGCCAGGTAGCTTTGGGGATATTTATAGTGCATTACAAGTAAAGAATGGTATTGAAACCACTGTATTCTTAAAACGGACACCACAATTTCCACGTACACTTATTTTAGAAGCGTTTCTTCAGCAAATATCACGGTCTGTTTTAGAACAGTATGGATTTGTACAAGCTGTTCCAGAAATTCTTGATTTGGTTATGCACCCAAGAGATGGCGTCATGTGTGCAATAGAATGTATTCCTAATTCATATTTATTATCAGAATATCTTGAAGTTTATGCAGATGATGAATATTCAAAAGTAGAATCCGAACATATAATTATTGAGATTATTGCACAGGTTGCAACCTATATTGCAATTCTAGAATCTACTTTGCGGCTTAATCATCGCGACTTGAAGGGAAATAATATTCTTATGATTGCACCAACGCAAGAATGGAAACAGACTGTAAATATAAAGAAAAAAAAATGGGAAATTAATAGTAAACGCAAAGTTATTATTATTGACTTTGGGCAATCCTGTATTGGTGATTCTAATAAGGATGTAATCGTAAGTGCGGATCCATCTATAATGATGAAAAATACAGACTTTTGCCCCAAAGAAGGTCGTGATATGTTTTTATTATTGGCGCATTTGTGGAATAATCCATCCATAAGAAAACTGCTTAGCCCTAAAGCGGATGCACTATTTGATAAATGGCTCCGCGACAAGACAAAAAAGGCGTGGGCAAAAGATATCGCATCTATCCCTTTAAAGTCACTAGTAGAAAATTTTGAAAGAATATGCGAGTTTGTAAATAAAAAAGCATTTCATTCAGACCCCTGTAACCCTATTTCTGTTTTGGAAGACATAAGTAAAGCATACCCTGACATAGTATCTTTTTCTGGACACAGTGTAGAAAGCAATGCTAAAAGATGACGACGTGCAACTTAGCGACTTACTTCTTGTTGGAGGAGCATTTTGATGCAGTTTGGACCATTTTTACAGCGGTGTTTCCAGCTAAGTATGGTGAAGAATTTTTTGATGCATGGACTGGACGAAATCCAAATCTAAGTTACGGCGTTTTTGATACGTCAAATACTCTTAGAGGATTTATCATAACGAACCAGAAAGATACAAGAACGCAACATATTGAGTTCTTGGGTGTTGATCCTACTTGTCAAAAGGGTGGTATTGGAACCATCCTTTTAACACGTGTGCTGGATATATGTCTACGGCGCCATCAGCGCATTACCTTGATTCCAATTGATGACCTGCGCGTTATAAATTGGTATAAGAAACAGGGGTTTATTGCTGTTGGACATCCTGTCTTATCTCCATATACTGGAGATTTAGAACAACTTATGGAATATAAATCTACGCATACTCCTCAATCAGGTCAGACTCTGCAAAACGAAATCGCGGGATTCCCGAATCTTGCTCAGCCTTTTGCCCGACCGCTAGATATACAACAGGTTGTAGAGTTTCAGGAAGCTCAAGAATCTTTGAAACTTCTGATGGCATAAATCCCTCCATAGGGCATGATGCAATTTTGAGTTCTGCAGCCGCAGCTAAGCCAAACCCAAGCGCAATATACGCCTGACGAGTAGCCCATGCAGCCTTGTCTGGAATTCCTTGAAGAAATCCCATAAGAAGTCCTCGCATAGATTCAGCACCCGTAATTTTTAGAAATTCTTCGGCGCGGGCATCAACATCTTTCCGTGCGCAAAAAATAAAAAGTGTATCACATTCCGTCACTTGCGCTTGATTGAAACTGACAGACTTGAGCTTTTCCTTGAGAGACTGACTACGAACCGCTAGAACCTTGTACGGCTGCAGACCAAAAGAACTCGGTGCATTCACAATTGCCTTGCGAATTCCATCAATGTTTAGATCGCCAGTTGTCGGCGCAAAGTGTTTCTCAGCCCGCCGCCATTCAAGATTTTCTAGAAAGGATTCTTTATTTCCCATTTTAATTTAAAATAGGGAATAACCTTTAGGTAGATGAATACCCCTTATAGAGTTTTTATATAATTCCCCCAGACTTTCATAGCTTCTCGCATACCCTCGTTTTGATACTTGTGATATTTGGCTCTATAATACATTGTAGTCGCAACTTGATGCCTATATGGTTTTGGTTTTCCTTTCAAACGTTGTATGCTTTCTCTAGCCTTTTTAGCTGTTCCATACCCAATCCCCTTTGTTCTCGGACGACCTCTTGGATTGTCATTAAAAAGTTGATGACCCTTTTTTTGGTATCGTTTGCGCGTTTGCATGTAGTGTTCCTACTTAGGATCTACTCTTCCATTGAGTATTGCACCCAGGAATATTACAAAGGTATAGAAATTTCATATTTGCAGCATCGTATTTCATATAAATGATATCGGACTTTACACCTGGCTGTGTGCGGCTCGGGCAGGTCTCATTGGGACATTTTAGAATAGTTGTATGCGGAAGACGCGGATCTGATTTCGTAAATTCATTCACAAATGTACGATGGGATTCGGTTGCATCATCTTGAATCACCATTTCCATCACAAGCCCGTCCTTCTCAGGAGTTTTATTTCCACAATTTTTACAGGCTCGCTCAAAATTTCCCGCAGTATACTTTGAACCATCGCCACTTGGGTCAGCCTCTGGGATAGGCACAAGCGGCATATAATAATTACATACACTGCACATATGATCAAATAGGGACATTGTAGTTTCTCTACTCTAGTTTACAGGTTTTCCCTCCTTCAATTTTACGACCCTATCCATGCAACGAGTATAGGAAATTGTGTCTGAAAGACTATAAGGTAAACCGACACAAGATACGGTGCCCTCCTCTAGTAAACGTTTTAATCGTAGTTCTAATCGGTCTATCGTGCCAGGAATTCGTTCTATCATTTCTTCTTTAAAAGGTTCCAGTTCATCTATAAATGTACTCTTTGCATAATATTGTTCAATAATTGAAAGAATATAACATATGCACTTAAATTCTACATATTTTGCATATGATGTGTGTGTTAATGTATTTGTGCTCGCAAATCCTGGTTCATGCTTAAGTGGATTTGTATCCATAAGACTTTGAAGTGTTACTAGAACAGTTGAAAGGCGCATTACACTTGACCATTTTTCACCAGTCCAGGTTCCCAAAATGCTCAAACAAACTTTTCCCTCTTTATACATATTTGGGTGAAAACGTGTACATCCATCACTTGTTATAAAGGTCACTTTTGGAGGATCAAACGGAAATGTGGATCCGATTTCAAAGTTATAAAGCATGGGACAATCTTCATAGGGAGTATCCTTCGGACCAAAAATGCAGGCTCTTCCTAAAAGTACATTGGAATCGTCAATTGCGTAAAATATACCCGAGTCTCTATATACACTTGTTTGCAATTCCTTTGCATCCGCCACCGCTCGCTTCACAGACATATGTTAGATTCTATACTCAGATTCTACTGCGCATTTAGACCCTTTTAGGATTTGTGAGGAGGATTAGACAAGGGATGGACGTGACCCGGTCATTAAAATTGACGGAACCGCCGAACCCGAATCAAAGTACCTCTATAAATATGGCGCAGGATCATTTCTTTGGTTCTGCTCTCCAGCAGTTTCTGGAAGAACGCCGTGTACAAAGCGGGCGTGGACAAGCCGCAAGCATGACGGGCATGGGTCAATACAAGGGGTCATGGAATATCGGCGATGCAGATTATCCTAAATTCCAAGAACTCATGCACGACTATCTCTTTGTACGAAAGTTGCGTCCGAATAACTTTGTAGAGCAGCGAAAATCAGATGGGGTGACCCCGCTGCTAGTAGATCTAGATTTCCGCTATTCAGGTGAAAAAAATCTTGAACGTGTCTTTGGAAATGATCATATTCTCATCTTTGTTAAAGATATCATTTCAGTTCTAAAAGAGTACTTTGAAGTCGGCGACAGACCCTTTCTTCGTTTCTTTGTGACTATGCGCCCCCAGCCCTATCAAGATCGTAAGGCGGCTCCTGGTGCAAAAAAAGAAATCAAAGATGGTGTGCATATTCTCTGTCCAGACTTTACAGTGAACGCTGAACATCATGGCTTTATTCGTCACATGCTTCTGGAACGTCAGGCTGTACGCAAAGCATTTGAAGACACAAATTATATCAATAAAGATGATGATGTATATGATAAAAGCCTTGTAAGTAAAAATGGTTGGTTCTTCTATGGCGAATCCAAGCCAGATATTCCCTCATACTCTCTGACAAATGTTATCCGGTACAACCCCAAATCTGGAAAAACGTCCTCAGAGTCGGTTGATACATATGATGATCTGGCGCTTCTAAAACTTATGAGCATTCGCTTCAATCTATCATCGCAGCTCATCCCGCAGGAGCGTCAAAAGGAGGCTATCGCGGAAACTGTCACAAAGATGAATGCGCCGCCCCTTATTGTGGCTCAACATCATCCATCTCCAATGCACGGTCCTATTGCAACTCCCGATGAAGCCGCTGCAATGCTACCTCTCATTATGGACAGTTTCAATATGATTGTAAGCACAGAAGATGAAATTGCACTTGCAAAAAGGCTTGCGATTGATTGCTTGAGTCAGGAAAGAGCGGATGGATACGATACGTGGATGAAAGTTGGATGGTGCCTTCGCAATATTGATTCTAGCGATGAAATGTTTGATATTTGGGTGAAATTTAGCCAAAAATCTCCAAAATACGATCCAACTGCACACGAGACTCTGCGCCGCGATTGGATTCGTGGGACTATGAAACGCGTCAATGGGTCTCCCAGTCTAAAAATGGGAAGTCTGAAAATGTGGGCGCGTGAAGACAATCCAATTAAATACAGCGAAATTATGGATGGGGATATTATCTCCTTCATCACAAAGGCTGGTCTAACCTTTAATGGGGGCACACATCATCACGTTGCAAAAATGGTCCACAAACTCTATTACGATGTATATAAATGTACTGTTGAAGGAAGAAGCACGGAATGGTATCACTTTAAAGATCATACCTGGAATCCTATGCCCCAGGGTCTGGTTGTGAAAACAACAATTACCGAAGAGGTTGCACGGAAAGTAGACTCTGCACGGTACAGTCTGAAAGTTCCTGAATCTAATGATCCTGAATACGAATCCAAAATGCAAAAATTCCAAGAAAGTATGAAAAAACTCTTGAAACTTCAGGAAAATCTATATAATGCAAACTTCAAAGACTCTGTAATGAAAGAGGCTGTGCAAATGTTCTATGATCCTGAATTCTATAAACGTATTAATCAAAACCCGTATTTGATTGGATGTGCAAATGGAATTCTGAATCTACGTGAACCCGTATTTGATGATAATGGTCAACCCCTGCGGTATAAAGCAACCCTTCATCCAGGTTCTGCATCAGATTATGTAACCCTAAAAGCTGGTATCACGCCCGATGGAAAAGAGCCGATTGACTATGCACCTTATGACCCAAGTGATCCTGTACAGAAAGAAATTATGGATTTCTTCAAGCAACTCTTTCCTGCAGATGACCTGCGCGAGTATGTATTGACTCTTGCAGCAGGATGTCTAGAAGGGTCCAACTTGGAACAGTGTTTCTATATCATGACGGGCAGTGGTGGTAACGGTAAATCTGCATTTGTTGAGCTTATGACAAATGTTCTGGGTCAATATGCAGGGTCTCTAGCTTCTACTGCATTGACGCGTAAACGCCCTGAATCTGGTGCTGCAAATCCAGATATTATGAGCATCAAAGGTTGCCGATTCGTAGAAATGAAAGAGCCCGATGAAGGAGAACCTCTGAACTCTGCACGGATGAAGCAGTTTAGCGGCGAAGATCTAGTGGAGGCGCGTGGGCTCTTTCGTGATCAAGAGCGGTTCAAGATTTCGGGTAAAATCTTTCTAGCATGCAATCGCATGCCTCCCATCCACAGTATGGATGGTGGCACTTGGCGACGTATCCGTGTGATTCCATTTGACAGTAAATTCCTGCCACATGGCGATCCCATGATTGATATTAGTCGTCACATGTACCCTCGCGATGATATGCTCAAAGAGCGCATGAAAGGATGGCGAGTCCCCTTCTTCTCTCTGCTTGTGCATTACTATGAAACCAAGTACTGTCCCAATGGAATCAAGAAGGTCCCTGCGGTAGTAATGCAAGCGTGTGAAAATTACAAGGGGAGCTTTGATACCTTTGGAAAATTCATCAAGGCTCGCGTGCGCCGTTGTGTTGGGTACGACGATCCCCCCCTCTTCAAACAGCTGTGGAATGCCTACAAACTCTGGCATCAAGACAATTCGGGCAAACGTCTTACTGAAAATGAGTTTCGTATTCGTCTGAATGAGACATATCAGGCTCCTGCAGACGGTAAAACGTATCTCCATCTTCAACTCTTTCAGAGTGACGAGGATGCTGAAGAATACGATAAAGAAATGGCGGAAGCGACGGAGAATTAAACGGGGGGTTGTGGGGGAGAATGTTCAAGGGCTGCTATTTCGTTTGGCGTTAAACTAGGGACACGTTTATTATTTTTATATTGTATATGATTGTTTTGTAATGGCGTAGGCAACATAACCTGGACATGCATGGGGGTGGGAGCAGGGGTAGAGGGTGGAGGTGGCGCTGGGGCAGTAGTTTGCTGCGGCTCCACAGGTTCTTCATTTTTATTCCAATCCATGCATATAAAAATAGGTAAAGATAATGGAAGCGTTGCAATACATAAAACAATCCCAAAACAATAAAGACACCCTCTTTTTTGATTTACCATATTCTTAATTAAAGAATGTAGTAAATATTTAGGCTATCTAGGCTATTTGAACAATTAGAGCATATACGCACATAGTTACAAGAAGCATTAATCCCATTGTAAATGTTCCAGCCTTCCAGCCTCCTCCAGGAGAAAACCAGCGAACAGATACAATTGTTACAATCATAAATAACCAACCAAACCAAAAAACCAAAAGTGTTAAATCTTGCAAATTAGGGATAAACGGTTTTTTATCCGGAACATTCATAACAGAATCCAGAAATCCCCTATCTGCAGCCTCCACGCGAGCTCTCAGTGCTTTAATTTCCGATACAAGGAAATCCTTTTTTTTGGAAAGCTCATTAATTTGTTCATTTGCAGAAGAGGAGGATGTACCTGCTAAGCTCGCCATAACAGACGTATTATTTCCAGCAAGAAGAAGACTATCGTATTGTGCTCGCAATCCTGCAAATGTATCTTTGAATTCACTCACCGATGGAGTAAATAAATTGTTTGCACGCACTGTATCGGTATTTGTTCTACACTGTGTTATATATGTGTTAAAATTCTGTGTTTCAGCTGTATTTAATAAACATTTTGCATTTCCAGCGTTTACGCCCACCATGCGGACCTCTCTCTTCAGATACAATAGAATCCTTACAAGCCAAAATTAGCTCCCAGTCCAGAAGCAACATTTGTAGCCCTGTTTGAAAATTGTATGGCTTGTGTTTTAGCGGATTCATATGCTGCAGCAGTTGATGCAGTTGCACTAGAAGCAAGCTCTTGAACAGATTCGCAAGTCGGAGGAGTTGGTGGTCCGCCCATGGATGCAAAACGACGACGATTGAAGAATCGTAAATCGCGGGATTTATCGTGATACTGATAACGTACAACAAAAGTTAAAAGGATGGCTACAAAAATAAGAAAACTAATCATAGAGAAAACAGACATGGGGACCATACCAATGCGCACCGCATAGAGCAATGGAGCAATTAATGTCAGCCCTATAAACATCATTTGCATAATAAACAGGGTATCCATCTTGTTTCCACTTGTCCATTCATTGATTTCAAATTGACGTTTTGCAATTTGACTATCATATGTTGCTGCATCTGCTTCAGCCTGAGCCTTTCCAAAAATAGCCTCTTGTGTGGCATCCAAATCCTTGTTACGAACATGATAGTATGTTATATTTTTAACAGTATTTCCAGCATTTTGTAAATCATTAAACACTTTTTGAAAATTGTCGGAGTGTTCCTTCGTCACCGTATTATAAAGCGAATTTCTCTGTTGCTGTATAAATGATGTCAATTTACTAGGATTATCTTTTAGGTTTGTCATTGCATTTGCAAGCTGAACATCTTGTAGGGATAAAACATCGCGGATATTTTGATCCATCGTACCTTCTCTATTTCTAGAATTCAAATTCGTCTGAACTCTAGAACCATTGACATTGAATACTATCCTTATGTGCGTGCAATATAAAATATCATTGCAATAGCTGTAATATTTAAAATACCATATAATGTCAATAGGTTTTGATTTGCACGGTTTTTTTCCGTAGTATATTCAACCATCCGTTTATGTAAATCAGCAGCCGCAGATTCGCGAGACAAAATATCTCGCTGTTCCAAAAGCTCATTGCGACGCTTTTCTAGATTTCCATTAATAGAATTGATTTCACTCTGCATCTTTTGCGTACTTGAATATCGTTGCTTTGCAATTCCATTCGTAATTTGTGTTAAAAGTGTCAACTTTTGATTTAACGCGCGAGCTAGATTTAGATTCTGGTCAACAGATGCAGAGGCTTGACCACGAATGCTTGTATTTGACACCGCTGTTAAAAAGCTATTTAATGCTGCAAAGTAGCGCTTTTCATAAAAACAATATTCTTTTTTTAGTATTTCTTGAACAGAGTTTTCTTTTGCAACATAGCTTTTGAGAGGGTCTTGTGATTCGGGAGAATCAAAGGGGGTGCTCTGGAAATTTTTTGCAGAGGGCAAATTTGGTAAACGACCTTGTGATACAAGTCTGGAAATATAATCCATTACCCATTTCTCTTCTGCAAGCCCATTTGGCATAGGCGGCATTCCATCGGGCAGAAATCCACTCGGAAATCGCGCATTTAATTCAGCTGGCGTCATTGCGGGAACAGATCCAGTGCCTCCACAAAATTGACTCATACTGTTAACTCCTAAATTACACCATTAAATTTATCTACCCATATCATTTGAGTGTTTGACCTAAAAATCCAGAATATGCTAATATACCAACAACTGCAAATACAAAAGTTGCCCCAGATGCTACGCTATAAAATCTTGAATCCGTAAAAAGAGAGAACACGCCGCCAGTATCATATACAGAACTTCCGTATGCATTTCCAATTGTCGGTGTAAAAAAATCACGAAGCATAAGACTACTTAGAAATAACAATAAAAGACCAAACCCAATAAGAACAGGTATACTATATGTATGAAGAGGCTTTGTAAACCCAACTTTGGCACTAAAGCCTTGATAGAAGGATGTGTCGTCCACTGGTTTGACTGCATTTTGCTGTCGGGCTTTTGCAGTTTCCAAATCAAGCCGAGTGTCTGCAAGTTCCTTTTCAAGCCTGGGTATATCTTGACGAAGTTCGCCAACCTGCTTTAATTTATTTTGTATGTCTGCATTTCCAGATAAATTTCCGAGCTGTTGCGCCATTCGTTTGTTCAAAGTAGAATATTGATTTACACCGGAAGTCAATCCTTGAAAAATAGTCTGGGCGGTCGCATAATCCGGGTCTGAAGCAGAATCTGCAACCGTTGATATTCCTGCACGACTTACATATCGCGACAATGCAGTGTTCATTTGAGACACCTTTGAGGTTATATCCGTATCAGTAAATTTTGCATCAAGCGCATCTTTTTCTTGCTGAGCTGTAGTCTTAAATTGTTCCCATGACGTCATGTCGCGTCTATCCTATTTGAGATAGAGGCATTCTTACGGAACACACACACGATATTCAATATATTCTCCTGAAGTAATTGAACCCCGTGTAATCTTTACAACATCAAGCGGAACAAGCCCAAGACAACGAGCCGCCATATCATTGTGAAAGCGAATCTTTGGCAGATCATCCAGCCCTTTCATATGCCATTGCTTTTTAAGTTCAGCGATCTCCTCTTTTGGAACAATTTCAAATTTGGGTTGAAGAATATGATCTAGAGGATTGGATACAAGGCGCTGAATAGAGAAGAATTGAATCCGTTTCTTTTCATTCAGCCATGCACTCAGCGCGGCTCTATCATACGGCGAATCCTTATCATCTACCGCTGTTTTTACTTCAGCAGGATTCATCATGTAAAGTACGACATATTCAACCTCATCAGATTTTTTAGCAGTGCCATACTTTTCTTCCAATGTAGCCATATAAGATCCATTGCCAGCAGATTGTTTAATATTGAATGCACTATATTCTACATATGCAACACGATTAGACCCATCTTTTGCTTTTAGAACCATGTTTAACGAAGATGGAATTACATTTGTTACAGTATTCATACTTTTATCATCATCGGGTCCAACTTTTGTAGTGGTAAATGCTTTTACAAAGAGCTTTCCTGCCTCAGGACCAATAAATTTACGAAAAGGGGCAGTTTCATAACCACGACGCTCAAGCAGATCCAAAATCGTAATACGAGATTGAATCAGAACGTATTCAAGGGATGTGCTTTCCATTCTAGTACCTATTTCTAGGTAGGAAACCTTAGGTCAATTTTTTGACCGTTGGAAGAAAAAGTGATCCCAATTTTTTGACCGGTTGGACCAATTGGATGAGGGCGACTAGCCTAACTTTACAACCTTTACAGGAGCAGTTGAGGACGCCATTTGTGGCTGTGGCTGTTCTTCACCGCCATCGTGTTGATACATTTGTTCATGCATTGGCATTTGCATTTGCGGAGATGCAGACCTTCTCTGGCGACGAAATCCGCCTCCTAGACTGGGTGGTCGTATAGACTGTGTTGCATCACCTGGCTGTGTCAATCCAATCTCCCTCAGTGCATCATCGTCGGTGCGCACTTGAATGATCGGGTTACCCTCTGCAGTTTCGGCTACAACCGCACCCTCAACATTTGCAACGGGCAATACTGTTGGTGCTCCATTTGTGGGAGCAATTTGTGCGACATTGAATGCTCTTGGAATTGGCGCAATAGATTCGGGAGCCAATTCAACTTGTTGCTGAAGTGTAGTAACCTGTCCTGGGATTGTTAAATTCGGGATAGGAGGCTGTGTGGGCTGCGTGGGCTGCGTGGGCTGCATAGATTGTCGCATAGATGTTGCAGCTTGAAATGTATTTATACTTTGTTCTTGCTCGGCTTGAAGAGTCGCCAGCTGTTTTGCAATTTCAGCCGATGTTGGTGCACGAACGATGTTTTTTGGTAATTCGGGAACACTGACTTCAGGAATTTGTATCATGGGAAGGGGTTTTGTAAATTCAGCTGGATTTATAATTGTATTCTTTTGTAATGTTTCAATACCCTTCAAGTGATGAGTATCACGACTTGTTAATATGCGTGGTGCCATATTCATAAAGCATTCCATTTCTTGAAAGAATAATTTTGTTGCATAAGGAATTTCAATCTTGCTGAATGATGTTGCGCTGCGGACCGATGGAGGAATTGGTTCAAATGTATCAGCTGTATCACCAGAATATTGTACAGGACCATCGCACAAAGGACATAGGTAAAAATTCTGAGACTCATTGTACAGGGGTATTGTGCCACAACCATTGCATACAATAAATTCTGATTTATCACTGCGCTCCATAAAACTTTCCTTTGCAAAATCTGCAATACCATGTGCAAAAATTGCATCACGGTCCATCTCGCCAATACGAAGTCCTCCTTCATTTCCGCGCCCACCAGTTGGTTGGCGTGTACGCTGCTCTTTGCGCCCTTTTCCGCGCGCATTCCATTTATCTTCCGTCATATGTTTCAGACGCATACTATACACGACCCCCATGTAAATGTCAGCTGTGATTTGTTCTCCAGTCATTCCATTGTACAACACCTGGTTGCATAACTTGTGCATTCCAAACCTCTCCTCCAAAATCTTTCCAAGTATCTCATGCGGCGAGCCATCATTCATAAAGGCGGTACAATCACCAATAGCGCCTAAATTAGCCGCCACATTTCCCATCATCATTTCTAAGATCTGACCAATTGTCATGCGCGATGGTATAGCTGTTGGATTCATAATCATATCTGGCACGATGCCATCGGCTGTGCGAGGCATGTCATGACCACGATACATTACATTAATTGTGCCCTTTTGACCATGTCGATTTGAAAATTTATCGCCCAGTTCAGGTACACGATCTTGTCCCACGCGCACCTTGACAATGCGTAGACCCAAATTATTTACAGTTACAACGACCTTTTCCACACGCCCCCGTGTCCAAACCTGTGGCGTCTTACTTGCACATTTTATTGCACCATGTTGATCCATCATATACGCGCCTACAATAACCGTATTTTGGTCCACATATTCCCCTACCCTGATCAAACCTGCTGCATCCAATTTACTATAATCATAATTGGGATTTACATTCATCCATGCAGGAATTTCTTTAGGATTTCCTATGCGTATTTGAGTCTGTGTATGCTCATCATTTTGTTCAAATATTTCATAAGAACGATAGTTAATACTTCTAAATTGTCCGCGCGCCAGAGCATCTGCATTTACAATAATACCGTCTTCTTGATTATATCCACCATACATGCCCATAGCTAAAATAATATTCTGCCCATATCCCATCTTGCCTTCACCAATATAATTCTGATAGAAGGTTCTACTCAAGGGCTCTTGCGCATAGCATAAAATATTTGCAGTATTATCAAACCGATTCTGAAAATTTGTCGCATATAAACTGAGTCCCTGTTTACTTTGACTTGCAGATAAATGGTTACGAGGACTCTGATTGTGATTGGGAAATGGAATCATATTTCCTAAAAGTCCCAGAATAGTGCTTGGATGTACCTCCATATGAGTTGTTTGTTTAATAACATGCTCTGGCACATTTGCAATCAATATTTCATTTTGTTCAAAGGGGTCTAGATATTCAATGAGAGCGAGCTTATCTTGATTTTGTTTAAAAAATTGAATATAATCTTCTAAACTTACATTCGCGCGATCCTTCAGTGGATCTAGAAATTCTCGTGAACTTATTGACGTAGATTCGCGCAGTGTTCCCACAACATAATCTCTCCATGTTTTACGATTAAACTGACCAGGAGATGGAAGTTTTCCTTGTTCATAACATATAATCAAAGGGCGAAGAGGTCGCCCATCATCCATATAAATAAACAGTTTATTTTCTGGAATATTTAGACCACTACTGCTCAATGGCGGCATGTATCCTGACCGTTTAAAATAGCGCAAAACCTCCGCTAGATCGCGCGCAGGTTCTGATTTCCCATCGGCGGACTGTTTAAGAACATAGCCAATAATTCCAGAATTGAGATATACAGGTACAGACCGTTTAATAGAATCTAAACTGATATCTGCGCAGCGTCCTACTCTTCCACGCGTATATAACCATTGCAGAAAATCTTTAATTGGAGATGTTGTGCTTATTGCAGTCATAATGGAGAGATTCTTAGTAATACCAATATGAGATCCACTTGGTGTCTCGCACGCGCAAAAATACCCATATTGACTTGGTCTGAGTTGACGAGGACCCTGTAATTTCATACCTGTATCAAAATTAAGAACAACACGACGGCAATGGCTCATAAAGTCTAAATAGCTTAGGCGACTCATTTCTTGCAATACACCGGATTCTTCGCGACTCGGACCAGTCTCCCACTTTCCTTTAAAGGCTCGCATAACAGCTTTTGTAATATGCCCCGTTAAAAACACGTGATTTTGTTGAGTCGGATCAAAAATAGTTTTAAATTTATCGTCTTTATACACAGTTTCATTGTACACAAACATTTCTGCGACAGTTTGTTTTACAAGTTTCACATAATCCTTGTAAATATATTGAAACATCATCTGGCATAAGAAACCGCTGGATAGAAGGCGTTGATTGCGTGTATCGTCGCGACTAGGAGGTTCATCTAACTTGGCAACTACGCGCAAGAGTTTACGCACACAATCGCCTAAAAATTTTACACGCGCTCCTGGGAGATCTTCCACATGAGAAAATAAATGCGTGTGTATTATATCAAGAACGTGGAATTCGCTAAACCCTTTTGTTAACGTTTTAATATATTGAATGGCTGAATACGAATCCAAGAATGGGCGAGCTGCATTAAGAGAGGGCAGTAACATATCTCCTAAAAGCTGGGCATCAGGACTTTTAAAATCTGGAAAGATTTGATGTAAAATATCACTATCACTTTGAATTCCCATCGCACGGAAAAGAACAAAGATTGGAATTGGTTTCATAACAAAGGGTATACTTACTTCCAATACGCTCGGCTTATAGATGGATTCTCGTCCAGATTGTTTTTCTTCTTTAGTTACAGGTCGTTTTATTTGTTCTCTTGTCCAGTAAAATGCAACGCGCTTAACCTCTCTTGACTTTGGATTCAAACAACTTATATCTGCATAATATTCTACTGCTGGGTCGGCTTTTTGTTCTTTGATCCATAAGGTATTAAATGCACCTTCCTGACGAGTTACAAGAACCTTTTCAGATCCGTCTACAATAAAATATCCTCCTTGATCTTGCGGGCATTCGCCCATTTGTTGAAGGAGTGCAGACGACTTCCCTTTCAGCATACAGTATGAACTATGCAACATAAGAGGGAATTTACATAGGAGCATATTCGGTACATCAACTGTTTCCGTGATTTCGTCACCTTGTGGGTTTTCAGCAGAAGGCGGTATCTTACGGATAATCACAACATGTATATTTGCATGAATTTCAACTGAATATGTTAAATTGCGAAGGCGTGCTTCATTTGGATATAAAAGGCGCACATCTTGTCCCTGATTTAGATTGACGGTGGGGGTTCCTACAAAGATTTCACTTCCATCCTTACCTCCAACATATATTTCACACGTATACTTGTACCCCTTTACTTTTCTTTGCATGTCTGCTTTTTCGTTTTTCATAACAATCAATGGATTTTGAGCCGCAATTATATTAGGTAAGTCCATATACAAGAACTGGTCATAGCTTTCAGTTTGATGTTTTGTAAGAGGATTATAGATTGTTGTAAAATAGGTGTGAATAAGTTTTCGTGCAAGTGTGCGGGCTTGGTCGCCATTCATAGGTTGTTCATATGCATCTGGTTGAATTGTAACAGGTTGAACAATTGGTTGTTCAGGTGCGGGCTGGGGGGCGGGGGGTGGCAGGGGGGCTTGTTCCAGAACTAGAGGTTGTGATGCGGGGACTTGTTCTGGAGTGGGTAAAGGTGGTAGGTCTTGTTGTGGAATGGTCTGGGGAGGCATCTGTGGTTGCTGTTCTTGTTGTAAAGCAGTAATGGGAGGTATCTGTTCTTCTGCTACTACGGGTTCTGGAGCAACTGGTGGTTCTGTGGACTCCATCTACTAATCCTATTGTTTCCTAAGTATTTAATATCGTTTCTTTTCTTTCATTATAAACGAACGAAAAGAGACGTGACTATACTATTTAACGACGTGTAACATCATTAGTTAATGTACGTGTATATACTGGATTTGCAACTATTGGAATTGATGGATTAGGGGGCATCTGGTATTGATAGGCTCTATCGTAACTATTTCCACCGGGACCCAGTGACTGTCCCTTCCATGCAGCCATCGCGTCATTTTGTAAAGATGGCGGGTTTTGTGCAGTAAAAGGTCTGAAGGAAATTGAATCAATGCCATTTGCAATAGAGTCCAAAAATCCACCTCCTGACATTTTATTACTTCCAGTTTCAGGATAAGGTAAAATGGGTTGCTGTTTTCCATAATCTGCTTGAATTGCAGGTTCAGGATTCCAGAATCCAGCTTTTACATATGGCAAAAAGTTACCATACGGGAGCTCCAGACCAGGGCGTGTTAAAGAATCAATAGGGGCTCCTGAAGCCCCACCACGAATCTTGCGCGTTTTCTTTTTGCCTTTCATACCCGTCAAATGGCGCAAATACTGTTCTGCTGCATCTAGAGATAGTGGCTTTCCAAACACTTTTTTCCATTCAGATGCAAACGTCGCAGCAGCCTCTTTTGTTGTTTTTTTACCGGAACGAGCGAGTTCTTCGCCATATCTTGCAATATGATCCAAACTTTTACGTAAACTAGGTATTGTCATTGCACTTTGAGGCTTTGATGCTCTACGTGTTCGTTTATGTGTCTTTCCTCTTGGCATTCCTACCTATTCCTTACAAAATACGATTATTTCTCGTGTTGGGCGTATTCAATATACGCCCCAAATTGCTTAACATACCAGCTTTGTTTGTATTGCTTCTGGCGTTTGTAATTCCCAGTGCATTTGTCACTGCATTGGCTGCATTTGTAACAGTATTTGCAACCTTATTTACGACTGTATTTGCTGCATTGTTTGCAGAATTAACTACTTCCGTTGCATTCGGGATAGGTATGCTAGAATCCGGGAGAGCAGACGGTCCCTCTGTTTTGAATATAAATCCAAGATACATTAAAACCGACAAAATAAGACCGCCTATAAGTACAAATGGTGCATAGAATTTCAACTGTTCTTGCCAAGTACTATAACGATATTCTGATGAAAATAATTGTATATGGTTATAAACACCATATACCAATAAAACAATAGATAATGCAGCCAGCACGGGTGCACCAAGGCGGGGTAACACTAAAAATACAATTAAGGCTACAATTAATATGGTTGCCAAGCTAGGGATAAATAGTTCCATTGTCTATGCGACTCCTCTACTGCGGTGTTTGTTTTTAGATTTTATAAGATTTGGGTTAGAGCGGCGTGCTAGATCTTATCAAGTAGATCCCTGTGTGTTAGCATAGTTTTACGACAACAGTAGCGTGTAATTCCAAGTTCATTGCATGCTTGGAGTTCAGGTGTAATCATGTCGGGTTTTGTACTTCCATCAATAAGAACAGGTCCAGCAGCATCACCCCTCTGATCGCGCAGATGCTTTACACGATCTTCATAATGCCGCCATTTATCAGCCAGAACAAATCCACAATTAAAACAACGGACCGGAATAATCATTCTATTTAGGTGTGGTCTTCTCTATTGCAAAGATGCGTATCAATTTTTAGGCGGGGGCTAGCCCCTCTGCGTTTAAAGTGTGAAGATGCCTTTCCGAAAATACGCTAGAAGCAATGTCATCTGTCTTAAACGTCGGTGTTATGCCTACCAACCCTGTTGGAAACCAGATTCGTCGCCTGGAAAGTGCACTGGAATCTGAACGTAAGGATAAGCAGATGCTCTTAATGGCTCTGGAATCTAAAGCTCCTGAAGTTTTCACTGAATACATGCGCATGAAGGAGGAAGCTGAAGAACGTGCCCTAGCCGCGCAACGCGCTGCTCAAGCCGCCCAGCAATCTCAGCGCTTCGTACCTAGCCAACCTGCAAATCGTGGTGGCGGAAACTTTGGTGGACGCTATTAAAAATTTAAAGCATTTAAACTAAATTGAATAAATTTCATTATTAAATTTAGTGAGGGATGTCCAGTTCGGGCATGTATATTTTAAAACGCCAATCTGCTGCTTTTCCATGCCCCGAACAAGGTCCCCCGGGTCCTGAAGGACCGCGCGGTCTAACTGGTCCACAAGGTATACCCGGAGAATCTACATTAACAGGTGCAACAGGTCCTCAGGGAATTCAAGGTATTCAAGGCATTCCTGGTTGGGCAACAACCACTGGAGCCACAGGAGCCACTGGTACAACTGGTTGCACAGGTCCTACTGGTACTGCAGGAGTAACTGGTGGCACGGGACTTACTGGACCCACGGGACCATTTGGATATACGGGAACTACGGGAACTACGGGAACCACCGGTCCCAGTGGACCTACAGGGTATACTGGTCCTACAGGTATAAGAGGATATACTGGTCCTACTGGGACAACGGGTCCGCAGGGATTACCAGGTATTGCATCAAATACTGGTGCAACGGGGACAACAGGTCCTACGGGGGCAACAGGTCCACAGGGGGAACCAGGTATCGCGACAAACACGGGTGCAACGGGAACTACGGGTGAAACAGGTCCTACTGGACCACAAGGATTGCCAGGAAATGCAGATAATACTGGCGCAACAGGGACTACTGGTCCTACCGGTTATACGGGTACAACAGGTCCTACTGGAGAAACGGGTACAACAGGTCCCACTGGATACACTGGGACAACAGGACCAACTGGGACAACAGGTCCTACGGGTACAACCGGTACAACAGGTTCTACTGGCACAACAGGTCCAACGGGGACAACCGGTACAACAGGCACAACAGGTCCTACTGGGTATACGGGTACAACAGGTCCTACTGGAACATCTGGACCCACTGGTACTACGGGTCCCACTGGACGTACTGGACCTACTGGGGCTACTGGACCACAAGGATTGCCAGGAAAAGCAGATAATACTGGTGCAACAGGGACTACGGGTCCTACCGGTTATACAGGGGCGGTTGGTACAGGTCCCACTGGTGCAACGGGGCGCACAGGTCCCACTGGACCTACGGGACCTACTGGGGCGGTTGGAACAGGTCCCACTGGTGCAACAGGGCGCACAGGTCCTAGCGGACCGACAGGGGCAGTTGGCACAGGACCCACAGGACCTACTGGAACAACAGGTCCTACCGGTGAAATGGGCGAAACAGGTGATACTGGATCTACTGGACCCACTGGTCCCACTGGTCCCACTGGTCCCACTGGTGATACTGGATTTACTGGGTCCACTGGATTTACTGGGTCCACAGGACCAACTGGACCTACAGGTATTACAGGTCCCACTGGACCAACTGGTGCTATTGCAACAGGTCCCACTGGACCTACCGCTGGAACTGGTCCCACTGGTCCCACTGGTATCACGGGACATACGGGCATCACCGGAACAACCGGACCTGCAGGGGGTTCATTCGGCAGCTATTATGCATCGTTTAGCAGTTCATCAAGTCAACCCGTACTTGGTGTAAATACTCCAACACCATTATCATATACTACTACCGAAATTTCAAACGGCATTTCACTGGGCTCGCCTACAAGTCAAATAGTGATCACAAATGCAGGAACATATAAATTTTCTTATTCTATTGAGCTCATTAAAAGCGGCGGAAATAGTGAAACTGTCAATATTTGGGTCGCTATAAACGGAACCCCTCTTGCACGTTCAGCAAGTGTTACCACATTAAAAGATGCAGACTTTCGCATTTTCCCGTATTGTGATTTTATTTATACATTTAATGCAGGAGATTATTTTGAAGTCTACTTTTCAAGTTCTGATGCTGCAACTACAGCGACCGCCATTCCTGCTTCAGGAAGTGTGCCCGCAATTCCCTCCATTATTACAAATGTGTATCGTATTGCTTAGAATTGACCCTTCTTCTGAAGTGTCTTAAATTGTTGCTCTGTAATTTGAATTTCCAATGTTTGCTGAATTTGAAAACACCAAAGTCGTGGCGTTAACCCTGGACTTTGGCGTACCAGTGCTTGCATCGCTGTAATTTGTTCCGCTGAAAATTTGGAGCTTGAACTGGTTTTCTTACTTTGTGCTTTTTCTTCTGGAACATGTGCATACTGACTCAAATCAAGAATACTGCGTTTTGGTCCATGCGTAGTATCCTCTACAGCGCCTACATGAAGAAGTCCAGCATGATGTTTATCATGACATGCCTCACATAACACAACAAGATTTCGTACATGATTTAGCGCCGTCCCGTCTTGATTTCGTTTGGTTGGGGTCGCATTTGCGCGCTCCTCCAAATGATGGACTTCAAGGTCCTTTTCTGCAATTGCTCCGCATACTGTACACTTACGACGTGTAATAGATGAATTCCAGCTGGAATCTTTAGCCTCCTCTGTGGCTGAAGATCCAAGAAGAGCGCGCCGCATTTCAAACGCAGCCTCAATCATATCTCTTGGCAGATGAAGCGCCTTTGCAACTTCCAATCCATACATGCTAGAGCCCGCCCCAGGTTTGAGAGACCGATGATAAAGTAGACAGTCTCGCACAGGATCATATTCTACATGCAAATGCCACACTTGAAGCCATTGGAGAGAGGTTACTTGTGGCAGTTTCATTAAATCGTGAAGATGCGTAGCTAAAACAAAACGTGAGCCCGCCTTGTATAAATGCTGAATTCCAGCAGCCACAATTGCAGTTCCTGAAATGCTCTCCGTTCCAGCACAAAGTTCATCACCAAGAACCAACGTCTGGTCATCAGCTACTGATAGAATCTCGCGCAGTTCAGACATTTCAACCGCGAAACTAGATAGTCCAGCCCAAAGGTTATCTTGATTTAGAATGCGTGTCGCAATTCTATGAAATGGTCTCAGCGACATTTCTGTAGCTGGAACATAGGAACCCACTTGTGCAAGCAATGTGGCTAGACCAATAGCTTTCATCAAGGACGACTTTCCACTTGCATTCATACCGTACAAAAGCCAACCTTGTCCAGACGTTTCATATCCAAGTGAAATATCGTGCGTTACATATTTGCTTTGACGTTTTTGAACTTCAATCAAAGGGTGGCGAAGATTTTGAATGTGGAGCCTTGATGGACCCTCTGATGCATCAATCTCAGGTCTTACCCAACCATTTTGTTTAGCCGTCTTTGCCATGGAGATGGCTAGATCAACTTGAAGAATCCACTCTTCAATCGGTTGCCACATGGCTCGTGTTTTTAGTGCATAGACAATACATGCTTTCGGCACTTCTACCGCCATAGCTCTCACAAGAGTTGCCTTGGCTGCATCCAGTCTCTCTTGAAAGACATCAAGATGTGGATGTTCTACGCGCCCTGCACTGGTGAGAGATTTACAATGGACTTTCTTATAGGGGTTGGTAGGTTCTGCAGACTTTACAGCGGCTTCAATTGTTTTTAAGATAGATTTGGTTGTATGAAGACAAAACATGTTCTTATCAGTGGGTTTGAAATACAGCGAATCAGCTGTAGGTTTTGTAATTCCAGCAAACTGACGAAAAAAGTCCAACCACTGAGTGGCTTGACTGAAAATCTCAGCGATTTGATTTTCAGCGGCGGCTGAAAAAGGGGCAATAGAATTCAGCAAAAATCCTGTCTCATCTGTCTTTTCCTGAGCCTTGACCGCTTTTTGAATGTCAACGATTTCCAGCAAACTTTCTACACATGTTTTCAGCTGGATTTGCAACGAGGCATCTTCACTTACAAAGGGGCTGGATTTTAAGACTGACAGAAGCATTTGTGCACTTTGATAGGATTGGTGGAGCTGCAGAACATCGGTTGCTTTGAGGGTTCCACGAATAATGCATCGGTGAAGCCTCGCAAGATCATATATTCCAGCAAGAGCAGATTCCAGCTGCTTTTGCTTGAGGGGGGATGTTTCCAGAATCCAGCGAACCTCCTGTTGTCGCTGAATAATTTCAGCTGCATTTGCAAGAGGGCTACAGAGGCGTTTTCGTAGACTACGTTTACCCATAGGGGTAATTGGTTTTGCAAACAGATCCTCTACACATTGTTGCCCCTCGTTGCCAATAAGATTTAGCTGCGTGAGCGCATTGTTAATAATCTGAAGATTTTGTTTGGGATGCCATACTTGAGGTGTTTGCAGGCATTCCGCGAGTTTAGGAGCATGATCTTCTGCAAAACGTAGAAGGCATACAAGCGCTCTCTCAGATTTTGATGATCCATCTTCAGAAATATGAAGCCAAGTTCGTAGAGGGAGTGCAGATTGCGGTTGAAACATTTGTTGCAGATATTCTTGACGAGTAAATGCATTTTCAAATCGCCCTTGGTGGTCTGGCGTTGCAGACTTTGTATACATAGGGGCTTTTGGAATATAAAGGGCGCGACGAAGCATTTCTTCATCAAACTGAGGATTGGGTGCTCGTACGTGGAGAAGAAGTTCACGAGGCTGAAATACTTGAAAGAAATGACGCAGATCATCCGTGTGCCATGCATCCGCTTTCCCTGTAGCACGACCCTCGTAAATGAAAACCTGCCCCGTTGTAAGATCGGCGGCTGCGACACCAAATACAGGGGCTTCAGAAGGATGCGGTTCTAGCCAAAGAGACGCTACAAAAAAGGGTTGATTTGCCTCTGCAGCATCTACATGGGTCCCTGGACTTAGCACACGAGAAACTTCACGCCTTGTCACTTTTCCAGGTGCATTTTTAACCTCGTCAATAACAACAACCGACCATCCTTGGCTCGTTAGACGCGAAGCCCATTTATCCAATGTATATACGGGCACGCCTCCATAAAATCCAGTTGTACCATTGGGTCCATCTTCAGGATAGGTGTGAATTTGAAGAGAAAGCATCTCCATAACTTCACGACCCGTATTGAGGTATTGGTGTGTTTTGGGATCTTGCTGACCATAAATTTCATAAAAAGATCCCTTTTGTAAAAATACACAGACTTGACCATACAGGTCCGTGTATTTTTGATATGCAGTTTGATATTGTGTGTAGAAATCGTGGCTATGCACCATTGTTATGGTATATAGTCTGTGTGTCTGTCTACCTATTATAGGGTGCAAACTGTTTAAGTCTACAGCCCTTTTTTAGTAATAAGTAAATCCGCATACATATTTCTCAACATTCCTTCAGGAGCTTTTGACCCCTTTTTAATTACACCAGCAGTTTCCAGTTTGTGGCGCACTTCTGTTATGGGGGCAGTTGATGCAGCCTTCTTTGCCTTCTTGGCTTTTATTAAACGCGCAGTCACACCTTTAACACGAAAATGAATTTTGCGCGCTTTGCGCGTATGTCCGCCCCCTGGCATCGGAGGGACATTGTTTTTCACAGTAGAATCAGACCCGCCACGTTTGGCTTTGAGAGCGATGCGCGTTTTACGCTTGGGGGGCAAGAGTTTGACACCGCCTCCAACCGGCGCAGGTTGACTGGGTGCAACACCTGAAATTACAGGGGTCGGTTCAGGAGCACCTGGGGTCGTGGGTGCACGACTCGCGGCTAGATTAATTGTTCCTGCAATTCCATCGCCACCGTTTTGTTTTTTACCTCCAAACTGTTGCGCCTTATCAGGTCCAAACTGTCCTAACGCACCTTGTACAGCTCCTTGAAACTTTGATGCAAACTCCTGAGTATTCATTGGTCCGCCCATTTGAGGCACTTGGGCGAGTTGCATTAAAGCTCCAGAATTTTCACCTCCTTGTTGAATTTTAGCGGGTCCGAAATTGGCAGATAAAACATCGCGCACTTGACTCGCGAGCTGTTCTCCATTTTCCATACCGGGAACACCCTCTCCCCCGTGTTGTCTGTTTTTACGGGTTCCCACACGACGACCACGTGGTTTAGTCAAAGCTCCGCCCGTAACCTTAAACTCCTTGACATTTTGGTCCGCCATATTCCTCTATTCTATTGAATTATTTCTTTTTCCCCTTATCATCATATATCCATAGTTCATACTCTAAATCCTATTCTTCAAAACGTGCATGAAAACTGTCGGCGACGGATTGTGTATAGAAGAAAAAGTTGTATATATAAATAGAATGGAGGTCTTTGCAGCGTTTCTAGATCGTGTTTCCGATATTGAGCGACGGATGTTTGAGCCATTAAATAATAATAACATGGCAAGAAGGAATGAAATATTTGCAGAATTAGACAATATATTAGCCACCCACGCGCCAAACATTGAAAGACTGCGAGAAATGGAGGATATGGCTTTGAACTATCGTAATGAACGTAATAATCGGGCAGTTGGAATACCCGGGCGTGTTGATTTATTGGAACAAATTCGTCAACATATAGCGGACCGTATTCATCAAATGAATTTAAACGTAAATATCAACGTGGCTGTAGAAAATGAAAATATGAATGGGGGTCGTCGCAGACGTAGTGGGCTGCGTAAAACACGCAAAGCCCGTAAAAGTCGCAAAGGGCGCAAAGGGCGCAAAGGGCGCAAGAGCTATCATCGTCGCAATTAATGTCCTCCTCGGCTACCACCGCCACCATGACCACCTCCGTGACCACCGCCACCACCCCCAACAGCTACACCGGAATGACCGCCACCGCGGCTAGCCCAATGGTGTGGCATATAGTTATGGCGACCGCCACCCCATGGGCTATAATATGATCCACCAGCAATAGGTCCATAAAAAGGCACATAATTCAGCCAATATGAATCCATCCATCTAGGATAATACCCGTAACCCGGATCATAAGAAGTCCAATACGGTAAAACAGCAGGCTGTTCAATAACTTCTACACGTTCCACTTTTACAGGTTTAGGGCGTGAGATCTGATAAACAGTAATACCTAAAAATGCTCCAATCAAGGCTAAAAGGATTGCTTGGAGTGTTTCCATTCTGTTTATAGATTTAGATTCTAAAAACGCACAAGAATGTCACGGCTAGATGGACCCCATGGTTTTGAAATGGGTCCATAGGTTACAGAGTCATAATACCAATTTGAAATCGGTTCATAGGATACTGCATATTGCGGTGAAGGAATATAATCATATACAGGAAATAATACATCCATACCCGATGTTTCAACACGATTTGCATTTTGATTTCTTCGCAGCCCACGTATATCCCAATTCCAGGAATCCATATAGGGTGCAGGAAGAGATTCAAATCCTTCTTTTCTTTTACTTGTAAACCACAAGAAAAAGAAAACTAGACACACTATAATAAGTATTTTTTCAATTTCTGCCATTCTTCTCCTGGGGCACATTTTTATTTTGTGGTTGCATACATGCTACATATACATGATGTGCCACTGCATCGCATGGGATTTTATATATATTTGAGGTTGCTCTATGTTCCCTACTACACGTGTAAAACGCGCGGGTTGCACTTGCAACACATTGAAATTGTGGTATATCCATATATTCGGTATCATAAATCTTACATAAAGCTTTAAACGCATATATCATAGCACATATGCGTGTAGCTGTTCTTTATACAGGTCAGCTTCGTACAATCCGTAAAACACTACCATTTTTTAAATCAAACGTATTATGTACACCAGATGTCCATGTATTTGCATGCTTGCAACATGATGCATCAGAGCCTGTTCATGAAACAACAGAGTGGCTTCAAGCCGAATTAGGCGATCATTTGAAAGTTCTTCAATGGTTTAATCCCAGAGATGGGACATTTATAAATTTTCGGGAGAACCTATTACACGATTTGGAGATATCAGAAGGATGGAAGGGATATTTGCGTAGAAGCGGGTCTATAATTGAATATTATCAACTTCAATGTATTTATCACAGCCTTTTTCGGTATGAAACAAAACACGGATCATATGAATATATTGTACGATGCCGTCCAGATACCATATTTTGCAAACCAATTACATTTGATTGGCTAAACATGTCTGAACATGAAATTCAAAACCGCCTTCAAATACTTCAAGGCTACTGTAATCAAAGCGATACTGATTATAAAGAGGGAAAAATAAATCCAAATGTATTTGATATGTTTATGAACACATTATTGCATAAAACTTTAACAATGGATGTTGTAAATCCATCCTATATTTCACACCGAACAAAAACATTTACGCAACCGCAATCGCCATTACAAATACAAACCTTCTTAAACAATGGTCGTTATATTCTGACATTTCGTACAAATCTACTGTATATTGTAAAGCGAGACTATTTTTATCTTATCCCTGCATTGGGGACAATGTACAGTCTCTTCAAATTTCCCTTAGTTGAACATCAGCATTGGTTTAACTCTGAAACACAATTTCAAAGTGCGTGTTATCATAGCGATCTTACAATTTTTGACTATGAATCTAAAACTGAGAGCGATAGTTTATACAATTATGAAGAATCAAACTACTTTAATTCTGAAGGAGTGCTTAAAGGTGACTCTCTGGTCTATATTCTTGTAAGGAATTAGCCCTTACAAATAGTATCATATATTCTTCATTTAGCATGAACACCATATAAAAAAATTGGTCGTTTCCTGCGTGTACACTATAGGTACACGCATCCTATACAATGGCTGCATCCGCCCTCTCTTATAAACAGCTGCTGGATATTTATTTTAAGCAATCTGAAGGTCGTCAAATTATCGCCCATCAGATTGAGAGCTTCAATGACTTTCTAGAAGTCCAAGTCCCCCTGATCATTAAACAATGTTCTAACATTGTTGTGCGAGGCAGCCCTGAAATTCCACTTGCAGGTCCTCGTTCTGCTCTTGCATCTGCGACCGGTCTATCTACGAGCGCGGCTAATGCGCTTATGGGTCATGAAGCTGCAGATACGGTTCACGGAATTAAGGCAAAACATGAATATGAAGTTACGATTGAATTTGAAAATGTCAGCATTCGTAAGCCAACCATCTTTGAAAATAATGGCTCTATTCAGCCTATGATGCCTAAAGATGCGCGGGATCGTAACCTAACGTACGCAGGTCCCCTCTATACAGACGTAAAAGTAACGACTACATTTATTGACAATACCCAGAACGGCATTCGCCAGACTAAAATCAGGACGTTTCCCAACATTCATTTGGGAAAGATCCCCATCATGATTCGGTCTAAATACTGCCATCTCCAAGACCAGCGCTATATCAACCCCATGCTTCTTGGAGAGTGCAGTGAAGATCCTGGAGGGTACTTTATTATTCAGGGCGGCGAGCGCGTTATTATTAGTCAAGAACGCATGTCTGAAAATCACCCCTTTGTATTTCGCAACAATCGCAACACTGCAAAGGAACTAGAGGTTGTAGAAATTAAATCTATTGGACCTACAAATGAACAAGTCCCTAAAAGCAATACTGTTAAAATTGTCTACCATCCTAAAAACCCAAGCATTATGCTTATGCGCGCTGGTGTGCCGCGCATTAAACAGGAAATCCCCCTCTTTATCCTGTTTCGCGCTCTGGGTGTAGAAACTGATCGTGATATCGTGGAGCTCATTCTGGGCGAAGATACCGATACAACTTACAACTCTATCTTTGATGAAAGCATGCATGAAGGGATGATTGTACGCACGCAAGAAGAGGCTGTACATTGGATTGGATCCCATATCAACACTTGGAGTATTAAAAACCAAAAGCAGGTTCTAGTTCAAGATATTCTGGACGAGGAACTATTCCCTCACGTGGGAGGCAAGGAAACAAATTACGCTAAAGCCTGTCTTCTTGCTCACATGACGCGGAAGATGCTCCATGTAGCCTTTGGTCGCATGACAAATGATGATCGCGATGGTTATAGCAATAAGCGCGTTGATCTCCCTGGATTTCTCATGTCAAATCTCTTCCGTACCTACTTTGGAACCAAAATGGTGAAGGATATTCGTGCAAGTCTAGGAAAGGAGATTCACTCGGGTCCTTGGAAGGCGAGTGGAAACTTTGAAGATATTGTCAATGTAAGCAACATCTACAAAATTATCAAGTCTACCATCGTGGAACTTGGTCTGCGCTCTTCACTGGCTACGGGCAACTTTGGCTCTGCAAAACTTGGTGGACCGACCAAAATTGGCGTGAGTCAGGTGCTCAATCGTCTAAACTTTGCAAGCAGCATTAGCCATCTGCGTCGCACGAGCACTCCCATTGAAAAGACGGGCAAACTCATTCCTCCTCGTAAACTACATGGGACCAGCTTTGGGTATGTTTGCCCCGCGGAAACGCCAGAAGGTCACAGCGTAGGTGTAGTTAAAAATATGTCTACAACTGCAATCGTCAGCATCACCAGCGATCCCACGATTGTACGAGAGATGATTGCATCCATTGGAACTCTCAAGACACTTGAATCCAGTTCCTCTACTGAAAAGTTTTGGGGAACGCGCGTCTTTCTAAATGGCGTGTGGCTTGGAATGCTGAAAAGTGAAGATACGAGCCCCACGGTTGATGCGCTTCGTAAAGCCAAACGATCTGGGCAAATTCACATTCATACGAGCATTATTTGGAAAAGTCAACTACGCGAACTCTGGATCAGCACCGAACCTGGGCGCTTCCTGCGCCCTGTACTCTATGCGCCCGCCCTGCGAGAAATTATGGCGGATACTACTGGCGCTCTTGTAAAACAAATTCATCAAAAGAAGTCATGGGATGAAATCCTTCTATGGGAAACCCCTAATGGAAATAACCTGGTGGAATATATTGATCCTGGAGAGTCTGAACGGTGTTATATTGCCATGCAGCATGAAGATGCCCTTGCAAAGACTGATACTACGCATGCAGAAATTCACCCCTCTGTTATGCTAGGAACGATTGCATCCACGATTCCCTTCCCTGATCACAATCAGTCTCCTCGTAACGCCTACCAATCGGCGATGGGTAAGCAAGCCATGGGTATCTATGCCCTCAACTTCCGAGAGAGATTTGACGCTATGGCTCATATCCTATGTTACCCCACAGTGCCACTCGTATCCCCTTACATGGGAAAGTTCTATGGCTCACAGACGATGCTCAGCGGTCAAAATATCGTGGTGGCGATTGCAACCTATGGTGGATACAACCAAGAAGATTCTATCATGATCAACAAGGCTTCCCTTGACCGTGGTCTCTTCCGCAGCATCTTCTATCGCACATACAAGGATGAAGAGAAAAAGAACCAGAGCAGCGGCGAAGAAGAGCGCTTCTGCAAGCCAGATCCTGCAATCACAAAACAAATGCGCCATGGAAATTACGACAAGCTCGCGGCTGACGGATTTGTTCCTGAAAACACCTTTGTGAATAATGATGATATTCTAATTGGAAAGGTGGTTCCTCTGCGAGTTCCTACTGGCATGGTACTTCCCGTTGGTGCAAAACAACATCGCGATGTTTCACGAACCATGCGAAATAATGAAACTGGTTGGGTAGATAAAGTCTTTAAGAATCGCAATGGCGAAGGATACAGCTTTGTAAAAATTCGTATGCGCCAAGATCGTGTACCTGAAGTGGGCGATAAATTCTGTCTAACGGATGACCACGACGTTCTAACTGAAACTCGTGGATGGGTCCCTATCGCAGATGTGACCCTAGAAGACAAGGTTGCACAACTCAATAAAGAAACTGGGGCTATGGAGTATGTGCATCCCCTTGAAACACTAGTCTTTGATCACACTGGAAAGATGTATGAAGTTGAAACACAGGGCGTGAGTCTGAAGACAACTCTGAATCATCGTATGTGGGTACAGAAGCGTGATTCTCCCAAATATGAACTCGTGAAAGCTGAAGATATGATGGGTAAACGTGTACGATTCCAATGCGACGGACCCGTGTCCTATACGGATAACCCTATTGACATTGCATCTTACCACTTTGAAGGTGCAACTGCAGATGCATTCCTTCGCTTCATGGGTGTATGGTATGCTGAAGGATGGACCTATATCAAAGAGAAGGATTACATTGCACGCCTTGAGCTGGCTGTAAACAAGGAACGCGTTAAAAAAGCGCTTCTAGAAGATCTTGAAGTACTCGGTTGGAAATTCAATATGCGTCTACAGACGGAAAAGATGTACATTAATGAGCATGAACTTGCAGAGCACTTTGCAGAGCTAAGCGTAGGAGCAGTTAATAAATCTCTACCTGACTGGGTATGGAGTCTGAGTGCTCGCCAATGCCGCATTCTTCTAGATGGCATGCTTCTGGGTGACGGACATACCACTACAACCTCCTGCCATTACTTTACTAGCTCTATTAAACTTCGCGATGATGTTCAAAAACTATGCCAACATGCTGGTTGGACGGCGTATTATGTGAAGCGTTCTAGTGCTGGACACCAAGCCACGATGGCGGATGGGCGCACTATTACAAGCACTGCGGATGCATGGGCTGTACAAATTCGCAAAACTCGTCTGCGCCCTATGCTAAATCATGGACATTCCAATACTCAAAATGGGCAAAAGGAGGAACTAACCGACTTTGATGGAAAAGTATACTGTCTTCGTGTACCCACTGAAGTATTCCTTGTTCGTCGCAACGGGCGCTGTGTCTGGACTGGTAACTCTTCTCGCCATGGTCAGAAAGGTACTTGTGGTCTGATTCTAAACCCAGAAGACATGCCGCAAACTTCCACGGGTATTGTTCCTGATCTTATTATTAATCCTCACGCAATTCCTTCTAGAATGACAATTGCACAACTGATGGAAACTCTTCTTGGACGACTTGGTTGTGAAATGGGCTGCCTTGGTGACGGCTCTCCCTTTAATTACAACTGCAGTGCAGACAAAATCAGTGCACTTCTAAGAGACGAATACGGTCTCCACCCTCAAAGCGATGAAATCCTCTATAATGGTCACAATGGGCGCCAAATGGAGGTGAATATCTTCATGGGACCTGTATTCTATCAACGTCTGCGCCACTGCTCAGCAGACAAACTACACAGCCGTGCATCTGGACCGCTTGTGATGCTGACTCGTCAGCCCGCAGAAGGTCGTGCGCGTGAAGGTGGATTACGATTTGGTGAAATGGAGAGAGATGCCGTGTGCGCCCACGGTATCTCTGAATTCACCAAGGAGCGCCTCGTAGAATGTAGCGACGGATTCCCATGCTACACTTGCTGTAAATGTGGTCTTCTCGCAATTGCAAATCCTAAAGAGAATATCTGGATCTGTCGTGGATGCGACAATACGACCGACTTTAGTCATATCCAGATTCCCTATGCAAGTAAACTCTTCATGCAAGAACTGGAAAGTATGTGTATTAGTACACGTCTAGTTACGGAAAAACAACTTCACAGTAAACTTAAGCAGAAAAAGGCAATTGAAAATAGGAGAGCCGTGTAAGCATAATGGCATACTTTGTGTTTGATATGGATGAAACACTTGGAAATCTATATTCCGTCCATTATTTTTTATGTGATTTGCGGCGTGAAACCATGCTTGATGATATGAAACCACCGTCCGAGGGTTTAAAGGGGGTACTGGATGCAGCATATCAATTGTTTGTTGCCAAAGTTGCTACAAAAGAGGCTCTGCCAGAGCGTCTAGGTGTACTGCGCCCCGGTATTTTACACATCATGCGGCTCTTAAATGAAGCTAAACAAACGGGGGCTATCAAAGGTGTCGCTATTTACAGCAATAATGCATCTCTCGGAGCTCTTCATTTTATTCGCGATGTAATTCATGCACATATTGGAACTTCAGATCTTATATGCGACTGTATTCATTGGGGTCACGAAGCCCGTGAATATGAAAGGGGTGCATCACAAGGCAGTGCAAGAAAAACGTGGGATGTTCTCAAATCCGTTTTAATGAGCGGACCATGTAATGCCGCTGAAACACTAAATCCAAAGGATGTATACTTTGTGGATGATCAATTACATCCAGATTTAAAACTCAGTTTGCCCATGCACCATTATATTCAAGTTCGCCCCTACGAGTTCAAAGCACCCTACGAGACTTTAGCGCAATTGTATAAAGAATCTCTTGAGGAATCTGGTCTTTTTGAAGATCCAGAAAGTTTAGGAGAGTATTTTACATATGTAAATGATGGATGTTTAAAAAAAGAGGTAAATACGATAAACGCGGTTCTTACACGGTATAAGAGTGCAACACGAACTGTACCTGTTGGCACTCCTGTACCTATTCCCGATATGTATGCTGCAAAGATTATACAATTAATACACGGATTAAAGCGACGGGGCGGAGCAAACCTTGTGATGAATCATAAAAAGCGACAACAGAGTAGAAGACACAAACATGGTCGCCGCAACACCCGTAAAGCTTTTCGCTGAATTCATGGGATCTGCAGCCTTGATGCTAAGCGTATTAGCTAGCGGTGGAAACTTTTTAATCATCGGCGCGACACTGGGTGTTCTTATATTTTTACTGGGGGGAATTAGTGGAGCCCCATTAAATCCAGCACTGTCTGCTGGTCTCTATTATTCCGGCACTCTGAATGGCACGATGTTCTTAATGTATTCTATTGCTGAAATCCTCGGCGGTCTGGCGGCTGCATACGCCTACCGCATCGTCGCATAAAATTGAGGAACTTTACTAGCAAATAGTTAAGCACAAACAGATTCATAATGAATATTGAGAATATTAAGAAGCTCTCAGACAGCGTAACTCATCGCGTTCTACTCTTTACTCCCATCCGAAATATTCTGCTGGGCGCTGGGCTAGCGTATTGTATTCAACAAGAGAACTATTATCATATTCCTCTTGTTATTGTCGTTCCTAGCGCATATGTTGGATATCACGCTTACAAGAACCGTGCAGAACTTCAAAACTTTCTGAAGGAAATGAAGTAAAGTGAATACCTTTAGTCGTCATTCATCTACAATGAATGCCGAATGCGGCGGTTAAAAAGAGAATTGCCAATAAAAGGCTTGTTTTGCGCCCTTCATCTTCAAATCCCTCCACGGCTTTTGGCGTTCCATCGGGATTCATTGTTTTTGGAGTTTTTTCAAATTCTTCTTGAGTTGTAAAGACTGGATTTCCCTTTACATCCACCTTTTGCATCCATTTTGTTTGATGAGGGCGTCCATTGATGACTTGGACATCCCCTTTGACCCATTCTCCAGCAGGATCCTTGGCATCTACATTGGGGTCTCGTATGCGACCTAAATCATCTCCAACAGGAAGCGTCCGTTTTTCACATATAGGGTATACATTTCCAAACGCAGCTTGTAAAATAGGTGTTGGATTAAGAGCAGCCTTTGAATCTTCCACAATTCCTGGAGCTAATCCTCGCATTTCTGGATAGCCCATACCTTTTACAGCCCTTTGGATAGTTTGCCCTAGTGCATCCCCCTTTGGAATTCCTTCAAAGTATGTCCACATATCAGCACCATTGCTGCATTTTAGCCCAGATGGCATAAAATAATTGATTCCAAGGCGCTGAAAAGGCAAACCCCTTGTAAAATCACTAGAAGCTTCTCCAAATCCAATCATGTCGCTGTAATATAACATGCCCTTGGCTGCATTCACAACGTCACCAAGTCCGTCGCCGCGTTTTACACCCACCTGATTCGGCATTTTCAATTGTCCCGCAAAATCATAATTCGGTTGCTGGAAATTTGCAGCGTCTTGCGGTGCATTTGGAAGAATTTGTGATCTTGTTTCTTGACCTAGCGGCTTGGCAGCCATTCCCTGCTAGTGTAGGCGCAAAAACATCGGGTTCTTTTAGAGAATGGAATACATTGTCCCGATTGTAACAATTGAAGCGCTCGGAGACTGGAGTTTTACACATTTTATCAAAGAAGGTCAGAAAAATCATTTTTATAAACTTCTTGGATATGTCTGTTATATCGGCGTACTTGAACTCTTTCAAAAATCTATCCTCATAAAGGGACTTGCATGGACCAATTCTGCATGGGATGGCTGGTCCAATATCGCAACCGGTTTAGTGGCTTTATTGATTTTCAAAGAGAAACCGAGTTTGAAGGAATTTTGTGGAATAGCCCTTGTATCCCTTGGTCTGTTTTTGTTAGGCACAGAAGGGATTGCAAACTATCAGAATAAACAATAAATAACGGGGTTCGGGTTTACTATCCAATCCATTTCAAGAGCTGTTTTACCTTCTCTTGAGATTTTAGAATCTGTAGTTTTGACTTTACATACGAATTGAAAAGTGATGTCACGTGGTCCTCTGTTTTAAAATGGGTATGAATGCAAACAAGCGGCGCGCCTTTGACTAAAAGTCCCGAATGCACTTGTTGAGGGTCGCGTTTAATTGACCATTCGGCTTGTTTTTCTTGAACCGTATCGTCGCTCTGAAACATGCGCCACCAACCATAATTCACTTCTTGACCAAATTTAAACACATATTCTTGACTGTATTCCAGCGCTAAATCTTCCAACGCAGCTTGTTCAAAAAAGCGTGAAGACTTTGACGCTTGGAGCCATTTTGCGGGCATTTCTGGATCATTTGTCCATAGACATCCCGCATTATAAATTCCATATTTGAGCTCATCCATTTTACGAATGCAGTGATGACTCAGTGCAATCCGTTTTCCAGCTGGAAGTTGTGGAATAGGACCCAACCACGCTAAATCTGCATCACAGAAAAGCACACCGCGCTCCTTATTTCCAGCAGAAATACTTTTTAATGACCATTCCACCAATGCACACTTTTCCAGCGTAAAGTCATAAAAGAGATTCGGATACCCCTTCTTACTTGGGGCTTTTTCCATATCAGCCCGTGAAAGCCCTGCATATTGCTCTAGAACCTGTTTAGTATGAATTTTTCCAGCATATTTGAAACTTGGCAATGCATCTGCAACTAGCTTTGTGCAGTATATATACAGTGGCGGCGGCTTTGCATTCCAGAGTGAAAGTGTCTTTAGAAAAATCTGAAGATCATGAAGTGCATGTTCATTTGCAAGCGTACAAATGGCTGCAGGTTCAAATAAAATTGATGATGGCGGTGAGTTTTCCATAAAGGTACCGGTCTATACACATGGATAATGCATTCTTTACGCTCAAATACAGCAGAACAGAAGAAAGTGGTTTGGGTGAAGTAAGTGAAAAAGATCCTGAAGATGCGTTCTTTGATGCATGGATAACTTCTGAAAAAGATGAAGGGTATCAACAAAAAGAGTCTTTCAAATCGTGTCCCTCCTGCAAGGCTGGTGAAGACGATCTTCTTCAAGATGAAATGCTTGTCTGCATGAAATGTGGAGAAATTATTGCACGCCCCATTGATTCTTCGGCTGAATACCGATTCTTTGGTTCCGAAGATCGTGGCGGCGGAGATCCCAGTCGTATTGGTGCTCCTTTTGACCCGCGTCTCCCTGAAAGCAGTCTAGGAACTATTATTCTTCCGCAGGGAAATGCAAAACATATGGGCAAAGTTCGCCGCTATCACCAATGGAATATGCTCCCTTACAAGGAGCGAGCTCTTCTTGGCGCGTTTGATCGTCTTGCCCTCGCGGCTAATAATCACGGGCTTGGTGGAGCCGTTGTTGAGGATGCAAAAGAACTTTACGTAAAACTTAATGGATTCTGTGATCGGCGCGGGCTATCAAGAGATAGTCTACTTGCCAGCTGTGTATATACAGCGCTCAAGCGCGCAGGATCTCCCCGAAAGCCACAAGATGTAGGAGCCATCTTTAATCTAAGCCATGCATCCTTCACGAAAGCCTTCAAATTCTTCCAAGAAGTGTTAGCACAAGCAACTCAGAAAGGGTTACTTGGAGAAAACTGGACGCCTAGCAATCTTCAAAGCACGCGCGCCGCAGATTATGTAGCTGTGCCGCTAAGTAAACTTCCAATTAGTCGCGCAGACTATCAAAAACTAAATGTTGAAGCACAAGAACTAGCCGACCGTGCAGAACGTGAAGGTATGAGTCCTGAAAACACACCACCCTCCCTCGCAGCAGGCGTTGTCGCGTACGTATGCGAAAAATGGCGCAAAGATGAAATCCCCCTTGCACGCATTGCAGCTGCATGCGATGTGAGCCTAGCCACACTTCAAAAGTGTTTGAGACGGCTGCAAGGGATTCTAAATGCAGAATAGGATGGGTGCTGGTCAAACAAAACCCCTGGGCGGAATGACGCGCCAAGACTTATTACAAAAAACTGCAGGAAGTCAACGTATTATACATGAAATGTTCCAAGAAATGATTTCAAGACTTACACCCGAAGACTTTTTAAAGCTAGGAAATCCCCAAACATGCAATAAATTCATTTTTATGATGGCGGATACGCTGCATGGAATGTTTACAGCCCTTCGCATTCGTCCCAAACAACAAGGCGATATGGGTGTCATCCTTTTTGAAGATGCAGAAGTTCTGCGAAAACCTACTCCCGAATCTAAGAAGCTTTGTTTATACATCGCCTATTTTTACATTCGCATCTTTCAAATTTTTGGGGCGCTCGCCTTGACTGTTCTTGATGATCCTAGCGCAGGACCAATTCTAGATATAACGCGCATTGCAGCCCCCGCTCCTCAACGCGTTGGACTTTTTGGAAGAGCACAACGACCTCAAATTCAATATGGCGTCCGTCCTGTGCGCCCTCAAATGGGTGGCGCAGATCCAGCGAGCTTTACGGGGGCGTCTCGCTATTTCAGTTTTATGAGTTCAGTCTTCTCAGAGCCTATCAATAATGAATTTGCCCTTGCAGACGATGCAAACTTTGTGTTGACTCCAACTAAAAAAGAATATAACTTTTATATTAATTTAGATGCAAATACACAACTATTTGCGCAGCTCACACCAAGTACAATGACAAGTCGCGGAATGGAGCGCTCTGCAAAACTACAATTTACAAAATTTTTCTATAATGTTCCCTCTGCATCTATTGCAGGGTCTTTGGTAGATAGCGCTGAAACGCTCAAACGTGTAAATGGTCAACTTCGGTATTTGAAATACGAATTTACAATTGAATCTAATGATGGAGGAAATAGCTGGTACGGAAAAAAGACAAATCAACCCATTGTAGTTGAACTAGAAGCAATGAACAAAAAGATACAAGGATACATTAAACAAATTGCTGAGAAAAAGGCTGGAATTATTCGCGATGGTAAAGTTGTCCACATAGATCAATATGGGCAAGCTGGGTTGGCTGCTGCGGTTGCGGTTGGACAAAAAGAGGACCCCTTTGTAACAAAGGCGCTGCAAAATCAATATATCATCAATACGCTGAAAGCATTGAGCACAAACAGACCTGTAGCCTTTTGCGTTGCGAGAGCGTTACAATTGATTGATGCAGACACATTGTTTAGCCGTGTTCCTAAACCTGCGCAATCTAGTGTATGTTTTGCATCCTTCATGTCACGCCCAGGATCTGCCCCGAGAGATGGGGCTGGTCTAGATACAATGCTGGGATTACGAACACTTGATCATTTGTACTATACGCATCCATCATTTGATCAAGATAAGCGTGAAATAACTGTAGATCCCGCAGATAAACAAGAATATGCAGATTTTCTTCAAAAAATGTCAACCCTCTTTGGCAAATCTGCGGCTGCTACACCCCACAGTTTGTCTGAAATTAAAGCCACCGCAAATCCAGCATGCGTTGGACAAGCTGCAAATAAATATCTTCAAATTACCGATCCCAAATCTGTAGCCACAATCATCAAAGTTGTCAATCAAATGTTCAAGCGCCAATTTGATCACACACAAAAGGTAATGGGTTTCTTTAAGAACTACCTTTTTCAGGTTGCAAAGAGTAAGAATCCGATAACTGGAGAAGCGCGCTTTGAATATAGACTCAACCCTAAATTATTGACTGGAGGACTACAAGGTATTGATAATGTAAGCAAAGCGGCTCGCCAACTTTTGTTGAGCTATTATACAGACTGTGAGACTACTTACCAGCAAGGTCTCAGACTCGTATTACAGCTGCGCAGCGCCTAAGCACACCAAAGGGGCAAAATAGGTCGCTGAACTGGATTTCCAGGATCCAGCCCTATACACGACCAAGACGTTTGACCAATTGATTTCCAACCATGATCCAAATGGGGAAAAGATTCAGTGATTTCAATCAGGTCATACGGTAAGTGATCAAGTATTTTTTCTAATAAGACTGCTTGTTCATATTCTGTCTTAGGTTCATCTTTCCATGCATACGCAATGACTTCACAGTAACGTTTCCTCCCCTGTCGCTGGATTTCATAGGTTGGCTGAATTAACACTGCTGCTACGCGAGTTTTGCTGAATCGTGCTTCCCATACTTCTTGGATAGAGGGCAGCCTATTCGCTGGATTTTCTAAACAAATTCCCGCTGGATTTTTTTTCAACCAGGTTTCCTTAAAGGACTGTTTCCATTCTTGCAAGGGTGCACGATGAATGGCGATATCAGCTCGCAATACAATACTTGTCTGCATACAATATATAGGTCGTACAAGGTGAATATCACTCCATATAGGGGGTAGCGGTGATCGTAGCCCACCGTCATTTCGCCACCAATGGATCTGTCTTGGTTGACTGAAGGAATATAATGCAAATAAGAGTACAGACCCAATACCCCTCTTTCTCCAGGACGGATGAATACAAAACCAGGATACAAGCCCAGTGGGCTGACTCTGTACATGTCCAGCATACATATCAAACACACATCCTACAAGATTTTTATCTGCATCGCGAATTTCAGCGCCAATCGCAAACTGAGTTTCCAACAATATAGAAAGTGTCGTTTGTGGAATATAAAGTTCAACTGGTGCGGATGAAGGATAAAAATGCCGCTGTAAAAATAAGGAATATTCAGCTGCATTTTCAGCCTTTGCACGCGTTGGCGCAGAAAATGCAGAGAGTTTAGGGATTGGAGTTTTAGATAACTCTGAAGGAATACAACGAGGTTCCGCTGGATTTAAAAATGCGAATAGACTTTTTCTTTTCAGCCATTCCCACCAGGATAAACTTGCGGCTTCAGAAAAAAAGTGTCGGTCTGTCATACATGCACATCTAAAGGGCATAAAATTGACTGCTTAAGCGCGTATTCTATACTGTACCCAATATAGAATATACTTAGAATGCTCGCAGTAGTAATTCCCCCCAGCACGATTACTACAGCCGAGTTTACATCCCCTGTAAAAAAGAATCGCTGCCCTTGTTGCAACAGGAAACTAGGGTTGTTGGGATTTACATGCAAATGTGGTGGCAATTATTGTGCTGAACACAGAATGTCTGAACATCATGCGTGCACATACGACTACAAGCAAGACGCATCAAAGCGTCTAGAGAGTCAGCTTGTAAAGGTGGTAGCTGATAAGATTAGTAAAATCTAACTACAATGTTACAATGTTACAAGTTTACAATCTGTTGTAAATATAGAGAAACAATAGATGGAGACCATCTTCCCATAAGTTTTGTTTTTTTAGGATCAAACCAATCTAAAGCATCTTTTTCTCTCTTGTCTGCGCGCATGCGAGCAAATGCAGCTGGATGTTCATTCAACCAATAAAATTTCTCTTGTGCTTCTTGGAGACCGGTTGAATCAACAACGGCTTGAAAAATATGATATTGAAAATAGTGGTTTTTAGGATAGTCTGGTTCACGGCTTTGAACAACAAGACCTGTATAACGTAAATGATGAATATGTTGTATTTTTGATTCTTCTGCAACTTCACGCCGAACGTTTTCAGCCATGAGTTGAATAAGAGGTGCTCCATCAGGCTTTGCATCTTTTCCCTCCATTTGCCCTTTTGGTGGCTCCCACGCTTTGGTAGAGGAATCGGCTCCATAGCGTTTTACAACCAAAAACCGCTCGGGATTAAATGGTTGTCCTTTCTCATGAATAAAACATGCGGCTCGCAAATAAACTCTCCAACCTTCAACTGGATGCTCAACATAAAAATAACGCTTGTGAGGCGCGAAATCTAGCTTGGCGGCGCCACGAATAAGATTGGGTTCAAACACATTTAATAAACCCCCTGGGGAAGTTGTCATACCCTATTTGCGGTATCTATATGTTTTTCGCTTACCGCCTTTGGACTGTTTTTGTTTCGGGGTATTTAAAGGTACGCCAGGTCGTTTTCTTTCTACTGGAGGGGGTGATGGTGCATACCGAGGATGTACCCTGCGTGGATTTGGGGCATTCGGGGAGCGTTTGCGTGTAGCTTTTTGTGGCGTTTTTGGACCCCTGTTATATTTATTCGCCCAACTCATATTCTTTACAACCATCTGTGTCAAGGGGAGTACACGTCCATATTTACGGCGTTCTAACGCAGCACGTTCATTATAATTAACACCATTTGTATTAAGCGTATCTACGTTTACTTCCCATACTTCCTCCTCTAAATTATTATTTTGATTCATTCTCCTCTATTAGTAAAATTGATTTGGTATGTATACTACCGAGGGGGTACACGTAAATAGAAATGTCAACAAAGCGTATTCAAAAGGAGTACAGTGATCTACAGAAGGATTGCCCTGAAAACTGCAGTGCAGGACCTCGCGGAGATAACCTTTATATTTGGGATGCGATGATCATGGGACCAAGCGACTCCCCTTTTGCGGGAGGCATTTTCAAACTTGAGATTCACTTTGGAGTAGACTACCCGTTCAAGGCACCTAAACTAGTATTTAATACCAAAATTTATCATCCAAATATCTCTTCTAGTGGTGCTATTTGTCTTGACATTCTGAAAGATCAATGGTCGCCTGCACTTACAGTAGCGAAGGTTCTTCTAAGTATTTGTAGCCTTCTAACTGACCCGAATCCTAAGGATCCTCTTGTACCTGATGTAGCAAATCAGTACATGAGTAACCGTGAAGCCTATACTCAGACAGCCCGTGAATGGACACTGCGATATGCAAGTGGTGTCTAAGTAGCCTATTTCTCAAATAACAACAGATACCCATATTCAAAACCAAGAGGGTTCAAATCTTGATAGCCTACATACTTCCATCCAGCCCTTTTTCCCATGGCTACAATAGCATCAATATTAGGCATTAAAAACTCATGTTTTTGTCTGCGCACGTGTCCATTCTTGAATCGGAATGTCTCATAAAATTCAGCCTTTGGATCTGTCAAAACAAATTCAGCTTCATAGTCAAATTTGTCAAATATAACCTTACTTTTGCGAATACGTTCTTTTGTATATTTTTGAAGACTAAACCCTATAAAGGGGCTTGCAGATTCAAGAATAGGATCAAATTTATATTTATTGACAACCTCTACAGCAAGTTTGCCACCCTGTTTGACCCATAAATTCATGTGTCTAAAAAATTCTTCTTGATCTTTCAAATAGTACATTGAAAAGTACATACATACAGCATGTGTAAACTCTCCAGCAGCGGCAGCTGATGGATTTAAAATAGAATCTTGCCTCCAACGAATGGATTGTTCTTGCGCAGGGGCAAGTTTTGCAGCCGGTGTAACTGTTTTCTCAGCAACTCTTAGTATCGCAGGAGAATAATCAAGTCCCACACATCGTCCAACGTTTTGCTTGGCAAATGAAACCACTGCATGACCTGTTCCACACCCCACATCTAAAATAGACCACTCTTTTGTATTTGGCTGGGATTTCTTCCAAATGCTTGTCAGTAATGCAACCTTTGCTTGAGTTCGTTGACTCTGCGCAGACAACTGATCATAGACTCCTGCATAGAATTCATCATAAATAAGTTGAGGATCTGTTATCCACGTGTATAGGGAATTGTCGGTGTGTGGTATTTGTGTAACTGTCCCCACAGTACCTTCAAACCCCTCCGTAAATGTAGTCTTATATCCTTGTACTTTATCCATAGCCAAATGAATTAAATAATTTATACAAAGGAGTACCAAAACGCATAAAATGAATTTTTGTACACCAGACCACTCTGTATCGTGGCTCATCTCTGTTTTCTAGTGCGGGTTTTATAATGGCTTCTAGCCCCCGCATTTTGGTTTGAAATTCGGCGACAAGTTTTGGCTCGTTTATTTGTGGCACAACCACTTCTATAGTTTGCAATGCGCTTGCACAACCCATAAAATGTATCCTTTTTCATATGATGTAAATCAGTTTGCATACCACACCGAATTTTCCACAACCATGCGAGCGCAGATTTACGACTTTTTACAGCATCGGCTAATGGTCCAGCATGTCGCCTCCAGGAAAGCTGCCATTCCTCGTAAGGGAGCATATAGGGGATCGTCCTCCAAAATTCCTTGATCTGAAGTTTTCGTTCCTTTGCAGTCAACAGATTGTATTTGTTTCTTTCTTCAAGACTTGACGGTACCTTTTCTGGAGTATCGGGCATTGGTTTACTGGGGCTGCTATCTGGATGATTGTCCGCAATTGAAAATAAAAAGTCCCATCCTGGAAATTCGGTTTTAGAACAATCAATATTTAAAAGTTCGGTATATTGTTCCTTGACCATAGAAAATGGTGGGTCGGGTGGAAGAGACTGTCCTTGATCACGGAGCTTTTGATTTACTAAATTATGAACTTTATACAGCCACTCTGGGTATTCTTTAATCTCATTTGGAATTGGTAAAATCTTGTAATAATCGGTTAAACTTGCACGACAAAATTTACACGGTAACACAAATGGGAGTTGCTTCCAAAATATCTTCTTATCGGCATATTCTGAAAATGAAATCATATGAAGAAGTCGCCACCCACTGGGACCCCAAAATTTAGTGTCCATCTCCTATTTTATAGTTTGATTTATTCTATACATTAAAGTATATAAGATAAATATAATTACCATACTATTACATGTTTTACATACCAAATCCAGTTACACTCAGGGGTGCTAGGTAGGGGCGGACTTGTTGAATAGGGGCATCTTCCGCCTTGCATTTGACAACAGTGGGCGGGCACACTTGGCGAGGGCAAGGGGCTGGTGGGGGGCATTTAGTTGGCTCGGGGCACTTGATTTCGGGACAACGGGGGCGGGGGCAAGGAGGGCATTCGCCCTTGGGTTTATTGCATTTTGAACAATCTAATAGAATTGGTTGGGGTTTCGGTACAGAGCTCTTGAGCACGTAATTGCTCAGATCAGGAACGGGAGGGCATTCCGTCTTGAGCATATATTTGCTCAGATCCGGTTGAGGAGGACAAGGTGGGATGGTTGATTTTAAGACATACTTGCTCATGTCAGGTTCACGACAAGGTGGGCATGGGGGGCAAACGGGGCGGGGACTCGGGCAGCCACATGGGGAAGGTTTGCTGCAACGATTGCACTGGGCGGTCAATTCGGCGGTTGCATTAAACCCTTCGCGAGTTTTGCTGAACGCTTTGCTTAAAACCATTCCCAAAACAATGCCAATCAGCAAAGCCAGCCCAGGAACAACTATATTGACAGATTTGGTCATCGGGTACCTCTATCCAGTGCAGATAAACAATGTTAATTGGGTTCCTCCATTAATCTTTCCAACCAGACCAGTTTTGAGGAGGGCAACCACATGTTGTTGCTAAACCGGGATCTGTAGTTGTATTCAGGCGCATACAAATCATGTGCGCATATCCTCTCCAACTGAAATTGTCTCCTACAACCGCATTATCGGGCAATGCACCAAAGTCTTGGGGATTCAATCCACGACGACGAATTTGCTCTTTGATCTCTTGACTACGCTGTTTCCAATCTAATTGACCCGACTTGGGATCTGGAAAAATGCGGCTTGCACTTACTCCAGGAATTCCGCTTTCATATCCTCGTTCAGTTTTATCCCTTGTTCCAAGCGGTGAAGGCTGTTTTCCCATGACAGACTTTATATCTGGGCTTTCAAAATGTACGGCTCCTTGTACGCCAGGAAGACCAGTACTTAACGGATATCCACCCTGTTGTGCAGCCTCTTGTTTTTTAACTTCTGCTTGTTTTTCAGCCACCTTTGCATTTAATTTTGCAATATTTGGATTGTCATATTTTACATTTAAATTTAATCCCCAAGACGCCCCTTCAAAAAGATTTTTCATATAGCCTTTCATAATATTATTGATTTGCTGCATTTGTTCCGTGTCACGTGGAGATAACCCTCCTGGAAACAGATTTGCAACAGCGGGTGGCAAGTCAGCCTTTTTCAACACTTGAGGGAGCGGTGCGTCTGGCTTTGCAAGTAAAGGAAAGGCTTTTTCAATATCAGATGCAAAAATAGGGACTGTATCCGGAGTTAGTGTTTTATTTTGTAATTGCTCAATAACTTGGTCCACGTCTGCTTTAATACGATTGAGTGTATTTACACGTCCTACTACTACCGGATCACTTGTCCCAGAGGCTTCCATTCGTTTGATTTCAACAACGACGCGAATTTGAAAGTCCTGCAATTGTTTAAGAGTCGCCCTCTTGTCAGTAGACGGGGCTGCATTTACATCTGCAAACCCCTCTGTAGTTTGAGGTTGAATAGCTCCACTTGATTCTAAATCATGTAGAATGTCGCGTAAATACCGTAAATTGCTTTGAATATCGTCTAATTGTTTGCTATTAATACGGCTCGGTAACCCGGGATTGCGCTCCATTACGCTCTGAACATCAATAAGCTCACCCATATCTGCACGAGCACGTGTTAGAGGGATCTGAATGGCGGGATCACTGCGATCTTCCAACATAGGGGCTTGGAATCCAAAAAAGGATTGCAGATCCTCCTTCACACCAAGAAGACGAATATACTTGGCTGGTTCCGTTGATGGATCGCGATATGGGCTTGGCGTTTCTTTAGAGCGTTGGGGGGCGGGAGCAGACGGAAGTGTAGATGCTGCAGGTGGGGCGGGTTGAATATTTCCAACACCCAATTCAGCTTCATCCACAACTTTGGGCTGTTCAATTGGAAGCTTCGTGTAAAGAGCGACAGGAGTGCCGTCATTTTTAGATGTCCAATCTACACCCATTAAATTTGTAAACCCTTCCATTGGTTTTGCAAGGGCTAAAACAACCACGATTGTTACAGCTATAAAAAAAAGTAGAGCTTTGTGCATCGGGTCGGTGCTTTCCTAACTGACCCAATGAGTTTTTATCTGTCAATCTTACTTTACTTTAGTGTGCAACCCCAGCAAGGAATGCTATCTTTGCGTATATAATCA